TCACTTAGTAGGAGTGACTTTCTTGCCCATGCGATTGCGGATGTACTGCTCAGTCATCACCACGGTCGTATGCCCAAGTTGATCTCTCGCCTGCATGATGTCACCGCTGGACTCGGCTTTGTCCGTGCCTGCCTTGGCGCGTAAATCTCGCATCTGAAATTCGGATTTCTTCACCCCGGCCGCCTCCCTGGCCAAGTCAAACCTCCTGCGCAACATCGCCACCGTCATCGGTGTGCCGTCCTCTGTAACGATCAGCCGCGTCGAGCGGACTTTGTGTTCTGACTTTCGGGACATGATTCGATCAATCAAAACCTTCAGCTCACCAGTTACCTCAATCCGGCGCTTCGCCTTTGTTTTTCCCTGCAGCACCCAAATTTGCCCGTCGCGCACGTCCCGCTCATCCATCAACCTGGTGTCGGTCACCCGCTGGCCGGTGAGATAGGCAAGGTCCATGGCATCCTGAAGGCCAACATCGGCCTTATCGTGCACACGCTTGAACAGCGCATCCTCAACGTACGTGTCCCGCCCGGTTTCTTTGTTGCCCTTGATGCCCGCGCAGGGGTTGGCGAGCGACGTATAGCCTTTGTCCCGGGCGTAGTTCCAGATGGCGCTGAGCAGCGCTTTTTCACGATTCGCCCGGACGGGTGCCGCTTTGCGCCAGGTGAGGTACTGGCGAACGTGCAACGGCTCGATCGTCTCCAGTGGCGCGGGCGGATCATCGAAGAACGCGATCAGGTTTTTCACTTCGCGTTTGTTATCGAACTGCGTGGCCTTCCCCTTGGAAGGAACAATGTCGACCATATATTTTTCAGCGACATAGCGGAAAGTTATGACTTTGGCGACAAGATCGGTCGCTGTGCGGTCACGCTCCAGCTTCGCGTACTCCATGATCGCAAGCCCGTAATCGCTCCCAAGCGGAATTTCTTTGCGGTCCTTTCCGCCAGTGTCGTAATAGTAGAAGACTCGGCCGCTGGCCTTCTTGCGCTCCCGCAGCCGGGCGATGGAGCCCGGTTTACTTGGTCGTCGTCCCATGTCAGCTGGCCTTACGTGATTTCCATATGGGTTTTTCCGCTTCAAACGTTCCGACCGCGGTCACTGCCATGGCGGTAACGCTTGGCCAGCCGTTCACTTTAATCGTGTGACGGACGCCATTCTTCTTCAGGTTGAGGATTTGTCCTGCTTTGGTTCGCGCGCCAGTGAGCTCGCAAACCTCCTCGTGGGATAGAAACTGGATGGTCATGAGCTGCTCCATGCCGCGAGTGGCGGCAGAAGGTGGGGATTAGATGGCCATCTCGGCCTGGGTTTCTCGTTGCCAGATCGGCGAACTGTTGTGCGATTCGATGCGGTCAGCGATGACGTTGGCGCGCTGGCCGGCAGTTGGCGGTGGGTACATCCCGAATCGGTTGATGCTTCCGCCGTTGACCGCAGCGTTTGTTGAGTCAGCCGAGGCGAATGGCAGGTGCTGGAAGATGGCAGGATCCAGCATGCGCAGACCGTGAAGTCGGCATGTGGGCCGCCCCTGGTCGTCGCAGATGACGTCCATCGCTGAACCGATCCGCTTCCACCATGGCGACGTGCCTGGGCTCGCCCATTGGCCGGAGCTGCCAATTGCCACTGTTGGCCAGTCAGCAGCAAGGCGCGCAAGCCGCTCGAGCGATTCATGCAGATGCCACACCGGCACGCCGCGCAACTCCGCCGGCCATGCCGCCAACAATGCATCGTTCGCCTCTTCGTCCCCATCAATGACATCGGGAATCAGCGCCCAATCGAAACCCGGGTGCCGATGCCATTGCTCAACCCATCGGGTATATCCGTCGACGTCCAGCGTGCCGCCTTTCTTCCACACCGAAAACGCGCCGTTGTCGAAAACGAATGACTGACAGACATCGGCGACAATGCCCATATCGTCTTGGCGTGGGAACGGTACAAGCGCATGCCGGCCGGCAAGGAACCGGGCGCCGTCTTGCCGCGTGCCGCCGATGGGCGTGCCGTGATAAGCGATCATCCGCAGAGCCTCACTGTTTCGATTTCGACGCCCTGGTGGGTGGCTATGATTGTTTGATCACCGCCCAGCGCTTCAGACAGGCGATCAGCTATCTGTTCGTGCCAACCTTTCTTGATGATCGCGGTGGCTGCTTTTATGTGTTCGACGTGGATCATCGTCGGCGACCGAACTTCCAACTGGTAAATGATGAGTTCGCCGTCGGCCGGGCAGACGGCTGCAAAGGTGTGTCGGTAGATATTCACGCGCAGTCCTCGCCCGCCGTTCACCGGCAGGCTGGTAGGTGGAAGAGGGGTCAGGCTGTTGCTTTGGCCAGGGCTTCGCGCCGGGCTTTCATGATCTTCGCCACATCGCCTGGGTATTCGATTTCAACCGCGCCAAAATCGACTGCCTTTTCACGTTTGCTGGTGCAGATGTCGAAGTGGCTTTTGATCGTGCCAGGGTATTGATGCCAGCGCCGCTGTACGCCGATCTTGTCAGCCATGGCCAGCAGCTCTTCGTCGGAGTCGGCGAGCATGTGAAACATCTTCATTCGCCCATAGCTGGCGTTCATGTTGTCGACGTAGACGGTCATCGCCGCGGCCCCTTGTAGCAGTACACGTAGGCGAACCAGGCGAGGGCGATCATGGCGCCACCTTCAGGCCTGCGGCCTCGATGGCTTTTGCGCAGGCATGGCGCATGCCCTGGGCGGCGTAGTAAGCGTCCATGTAGCTGTCATCGATCGCGTCGTCGGGTTCATCTGGCTCGGTGGGTGTTGGTGGCAGATCAATCACCAGCGCGGCGCGGGACGCCGTCCAGCAACGTAGGTACAGGTCCCGGTTGCGTGCCGAGCTTGCACTGCCGGCTCCGATCATTTCCCGTTCGAGCGGGAACATGCCGAAATACCAAGCGTCGAATTCATCGCGAATCTTGTCGCTCATGAGGTCACCCATAGGGTCAATGGAAGCCAGAAGAAGAGGGCGCAGCCGGCTATTGAGGTCAGGAGCATCAGTAATCCCCCCAGCCCAGGCCCTGAATGTATTCGCTCGGAATTGTCACGGCCCCGGTCGGGATCGTGCTTTCAACTTCGAGGTTACCGAAGTAGCCGATGGCCGCTAGTGCCCGCTCCATCGACAATTGCGCATGCCGAAGCTGCCAAGACTTACGCGCCTTGTAAGAGCGGAGCGCCAAGGCTTTGTCGGTGTAGGCGAAGCGACGGCCCCAGGTGCCGCCTTCCTTCAGGACGCGTTTTCGGTGCTTCTTCACTGCGTCTGCGGTCCAGCTGTATTGCGGTCCGTTGACCAGATCGCAGGTGTGCTTGTCGCCGATGTAGTAGCACTGCGCTGTTTCACCGATCACCTGGTAGGTGATGCAGTGCACCTCAAGACCTTCTGGCCCGATAGTGTCGATATAGCGGTAGTGCTCTGGCGAAGCCGGTTTCTTTTCTTCAGGCATGACTTCATCCTTGCCGCTATAGCGGCTGACTTTGAGGGGTAGGGAGTTACTGCGGGTTGGAGGACGGATGCACTCTAGAAAATGAATCTGGCACTCGATGCTTTTCGGCATCTTGGATGCGTTAATCTCGATGCCCGTGAACCTGTCAATTTTTGTTGCAGTTGAGTGTCGCTCAAGGGAAAAGCAAATGCGTAATGGTTTATGCGGTTTGTGCGGACAGGCAGGGATCTTAAAGAAAAGTCACCTGCTACCTAAATCAGCGTACAAGCAAGTTAGAGATCTGCCCTCAGAAGGTGGAAAATCACCTATGAGGATAGACATGCAGTCGGGAAAATTTGGTAGAACTGATAAGCAGGTGGATGCTCATCTCCTATGTTCAAAATGCGAGCATCTTTTTTCCAAACATGGAGAAGCGATCGTTGCCAAGCAATGGGGTACCCATCATGAATTTCCTCTGCTTGAACGTCTAATGATTATTCGTCCCGCAGAAATTAGCGTTCGCAGACGACTGTTTGTTCCCAACCAGCTTCCCGACGAGTTGAGTTTAGCCCTCTACTACTTCGCAGTCAGCGTATTCTGGCGCGCCTTAGAATGGCCGGTCCCGGCGCCGGGCTTAAAAAGCTGTAAGGGGGCTTGCACTGGGGCGCAGCTAGAAAAGCTGAGGAGGTTTCTCTTGAATCCGCAGGGGTACATAGAGGGTTTATTGCTAGTGGCGGACGTTAACACTCAGCCAGAAATGAACGGGATTATGTCGCTACCAGCGCTAATGAGTCTGCCAAACATTAACAGTATGCAGTTTGACCTTTTGGGTATTAGATTCATGATGTTTGTTGGTGAGAGCCTCCCTGAAGAGCTAGAATTCTTACAGGGGAGGCTAAACCGCAACTTCATTATTGTGATGTCTGATCACTCCGGAAGTAATTCGGCGAAGCAAGTCGCTAAATTTTTGCACGACAATGATATTGATTGAAGTTCAGTGATTCCGTTGCCGACCAGTCTAGTGTAAACATTGTGGCGGTCCTCATGCGGCCACCGCTTCGCGCTGTCTTACCTTCCATGGATCATTCGCCCTGGCCAGTGCTGCCATCGGTGGCGGGCTGACGCTGTTGCCGCACATGTGGACCTGCTGGGTCTTGGTGAACGGCTTGCCGTCGGCGCCGTGGCTGATGATGTAGTCGGTGGGAAAACCCTGGGCTTTGTACAACTCGGCCGGTTGCAGCATCCGCAGGCAGATGTCGACGATAACGTAGGGCGTGCCCTTGATGGTGACGGTTACCAGGCCCAAGCGATCCTTGGTGGTGATCGTGGGGGCTGGCTCGTCGGCGCCGCTCACGTTCTCGGTGCCGTAATAGCTGATCAGGAATGCCGCGACCCTCAGTGCGCCTTCCTCATGCTCCGGAGAAAGCGTGTACTCAAGCAGCGCGTGGTGCTCGGCACTGGCCGTCAGCGTCGGCACCGTCTCGTCCATGCCTCGGCCGATGCAGTTCTTCCGGAGCGTGGTCAGGTGCGCCGAGCAAATAGCGTGGTGCTGCCCGGTAGTGACCGTTGGTACCGGGTTTCTGAGGTCTGTGGCCGCGTGGCCGGTTGTGTTGCTGATCAGCGTCGCCGTCACCAGCTGCTGCTGGCTGCCGGTGTTGGTCACCGTGGTCATCGGGTCTTCGATGCTCTTCGCGTCGGTAGTGTTGAACCCTCCATTCATCTGGGCCATGAAAACCGTCGAGATACCCATGGCGTGGGCGGCGCCGGCCGGGCGCTGGTAGGTGCCACCGCTGGTGATGGTCGGCAGCGGCTCGTCGATCGCCTTGCCTTCGTCCGAAAACCGAAACTTGACCAGGTGCGCCGAAGCTATCGCGCGGTGGTTCTGGGTCATCAGCGTTCCCGCGGGTTGATCCACGGATGCTGGCTTGCCAGAGTACTCGGGCCCACCGGTGCCGACCAAGACAGCACTTGTGAGCGCATGCTTCACACCGCCTGCTACCACTGTGCCAAGCGGCTGGTCCAGGCCAGGCACGCGCGGCTCTTGCCCGGCGCGCTCGCCGTATCCGGTTTGAATCAGGGTCGGGCTGATCAGCGTCAGTTCACCCCGGTTGGCGCACGTAACAGTCGGCAGTGGTTCGTGCGGGTCGTTAATGCGATCGCTGCCCTGGTGCGTGGCTGGCGCGATGATCGGGCTGGCCACGGCAAACGAACCACCGCGCGGCCAAGACGTTACGGTGCGCAGTGGTTCCTGCGCAGACTGGACGCTTTCACCGGACCAGTTCGCGATCGGCACAATAAACGGATCGGCCGCATCGATGACGAATTTCTTCATGCCCTTGGCAATTCGGCGAAGCGTGGCTGGTGCCAGCGGCTTCGGCCTGTCGAAAATGCTTTTGCTCGGGATCGTCCAGTCGATGCATTCGGCGGCGGTGCGCCACTTCTTCTGTCCTTTGGCCGGGTGCTTGGCGTGGGTCGGCGCAGGCCAAACGATAGGCTGGCCGTCGCAGCGGGCGATCATGAACAGTCGCTCACGGCTGGTCGGCGCGCCGAAGTCGCATGCCTTGATGACCCGCCACTCAACGACATAGCCCAGGCGCTGCAGCTCGGCGACGAACACGGCCCAGGTCTGCCCACGGCGTTTCGGGTCAGGCACCAGGAACTGCTGGTGAACCGATACCACTTCGCCAGGTTCAGCAACACCGCCGCCCAGCTTCACAACCCGGCCGGTTGCCTTGTCGCGCTTGGCAATCAGCGGCCCCCATTGGAGGATCTGCTTCACGTTCTCCAGGCTGATGACACGGGGCTTCTTCTTGCCTGCCCACTTTAGGCCGATCCACGACAGGTTCCGGATCTCCCGCTTGCGCGGTTGGCCCCCGGCGGCCTGGCTGTGATGCGTGCAGTCCGGCGACATGTGGAACCAACCAACGGCTTTGCCGCCGCACTCGGTATCCGGATCCCCATCGAACACGTCGGTGGTGTAGTGCACCGCGCCAGGGTGATTGACGGTGTGCATGCTGATCGCCTGAGGGCTGTGGTTCTTCGCGACATTCACCGCGCGGCCCAGGCCCATCTCAAGCCCGGTACCGGCGCCACCACCACCGCAGAAGAAGTCGACAACGATTTCATCGTCCTGAGTGCTGAAGCCGAGTCCGTATTGAGTTTTGAAATCGAAGGGGTGTTTCTTCTGTTGTGCGGACATAGGGGATCCTCGCCGGCTGGCGTGATTCGTAGAAGTGGGGTATTTGTGTTCGGCGAATTTTGACGAGTAGTACGATGAATCTACGTAAAGTACAGAGAGGCCGCGTGACGGTCGTTGTTTCAGACACTGTCGCCGGTTCGGTGCTGAAGTCGGGCTGGGAAATTGAGTCGATCAGCATCTCCGCGGCAACACCAACCTCGGACGAAGTCGGTACTTATGCTTCGGAGCAAGAGGCAGTCGAGGCTGCATTTGTAAAGGCCAAGGAGCTCGGCCTGATGCCCTGAGACGCCGGTGGTAGCAATTGAGTTCGGGTTGGGTTCTTCGTGTTCGGCCCGGCATGGAGCCGGAACCAGGAGGAAAGATGTCTGTTTGGAGCGAGTTGTTTTCCGGTGTGGCTGGCGCGCTGTTGGTTCTGGTGGTGCAGAAGACGGGGTCGACGTGGTCAAACCGTCGCGATTCGGACGCTATCTATCGATGGATGGAGAGCGAGTCCAGATTAGCTGGATCTCCGGACTTCAGGTCAACCCGTGCAATAGCGAGTCATACCAATCTCACGGAAGAGCGCGTTCGTCTTCTGTGCAGCATTCACCCTTTGATTTTCCTTTCGACGGGGACCCAGCCAGATCTATGGACGATCAAGGAGCGCATGCGGAACCCTCAGCACCACATGTCCTGATCAATCATCGTGACCGATGCGCAGCGACTCGCGGTCAAAGGCAAGCTTCAATTTCCGCGACACGTTTTCTGGTATCACGTATTCGTGTCGCGGTGGCGGTTCGAGCAGGGGAAGGGCGCCTCCCGGACCAAGACCGTGCAGGTGGTGAATCATCAGCGTAATCGCCTCGCCAGATTCCTCGATGCCACTCCAGGCCATCAGCTCAGCAAGTGCTTGCCGCGTGCCGGGCAGGCAATGAAACCGAACCTCTACTTCGCCGCGGCTCTTCCTCTTCGCCGCGGCCTTCTCTGACCGTTCCGCATTGCTCTTGGCCATGGCCTGCCTCTTCAATTCCGTGGGCCGGTATATCCAGCCATGTCTGTCGTCGGCGCTGGCGCACCTGGTTGCTGATGCGTTTCATGCGGCGACCTTCACCTGATGCCAGGCGCCGGCGGCGTAGAACAGCTTTGCGGCCTGGGCCTCATCGAGCGTTACCACCGCAGGAACGGCGATCCAGCCTGACGCTACCAGGTGATTCGGGTTGCAGCTGTTGCGCAGCTCCAGGTAGTAATGCTCGATGGCATCCGTCAGGCGCTCGACCTTGTAGATGCCCTCGGGCGAGATCTCCACGGACTTGATGTACTCACCGCCGCGCTCGTCGCGACACATGCCGGCGATGTAGATCGTCCAGCGGTAGGAGAAGTCGAACAGAGCGTTGGCAATGGCGAGGCTGCGAATCTGCTTGCAGCTCTTCCAGTTCACCATGATCTGGGAGCCGCTGGGGTCGATGTTCACGACCGCGACGTGATTGGTGTTCAGCAGGGCGCGGCAGGCGCGCTCGGCCCGGGCGAATCCGTTGTTGGGCTTGCGTACCTTGCTCATAGCGAGTCCACCATCTTGCGAAGGGCCTGGCGTTCGGCCAAGTTCAAGCGCTTGGGTTTGCGCTTGAGGACCGTTTCGGGATCGATCTTCTGCGAGCGGGGCGGCGGCAGCGGATTGCGCGGCGGGCTTTTCAGTTGAGCGATCTGTCCGCCGGCGGCCAGGTACTGAGCGACCCTGTCGTTGATTGATTCCGCGCTTTGCCGCTGCTGCTCGATGAGGTTGAGGTGGTTGCTGATCATGGTGGCCTCACTTGATCCGGATAGAGCTCTCGCCGCGCTCCAGGTGCGCCCAGATCGGCTCGGGAAGCAGTTCGTGTTCTGCGTCTTCGCCAGCGTTCATTCGCTTGCGTACTGCATCGTTGTGATCACGGATTTCCTTCAGCCTTGCCGCAATCGACTTCTTGTCTGGAGCGAATACGGTCTTTGTTTCAATGAAGTCGTCCGGGATTTCGTCTTCCTTGTCGACAATCACCTTCTCCGGTGCGAGCGCCAGGGTAATGGTGAAGAGGGGGCGCTTGATCGACTTGATGTCGGCGGCCTCCATGTTGCGACGCAGGTAGTCGCTAATCTGGCTGACACTGTTTTTCTTGACGCGCTTCAGCTCGTTAAGCCGGTCGACTTCTTTGTCGATGGCATCGATATCGCTTTCGATGTTCCGACGCAGCATGACAATGTTGTCCGCCTTGATCTCGAATTCACCTTGGATCGCATCCATGGTGTCTTGCAGGGCCTCTTTCAGACCCTCGTCGTCGGTATCAGCCATGGCTTGCAGTTCGGCCATCTGGCCGGTGAGCTTGTAGAGTTGGGTCATGCTGCGTTCTCCCTTTCAGTGGCTTCAGTGATGCGCTTCCACTCCAGTGAAATGCGCTCGGCACCCTTGGTGTCTTTTCGAATGGTTAGCTTGCGTACAGCGATGTCGTGGATCTTTTTCAGTTCCTGCGCAGACTGGGCGCCGGCCATGGTGTCGATCACTGATTTGATGTAGTCCAGTCGCTCTTGTTTCTGGCGATCTTCCTCGGCGACCCGGTCTTCGGCTTTGTTCAGTGCTACTTCATCCCGCACCGTTTCGACATAAGCTGCGTCGTCGAACAGGCCCATATGGATGTCGGCGGAGAACCCGAGAGGTTGCAGACATTTGCCGATGGCGTCAGTAAGCGACTTTTTGGCTGCCTCCCAGTCGGTCATGATTTTTCCTTGCTGGAAGTAAACAAACGGCGTGTGGCCGTAATGCTCGACAGTGCATTTCTGCCCGTCCTTGCCCAGGTACCAAAGTTCGACCTTCAGCGTGTGCAGCTTTGCATTGATTCTCGGAGCTTCCGGCCACTCTTTAGTGGGCGCCTGCAGCGGGGCTCCCTCGTCAAACCGATCTTCGAGCACCGTCCATCCCCAACCTTCGCCGCACGGCCCGAAAACCTCGGTCGCCTTACGCATGAGGTAGGTGGGCTTGATGGCTGTGCCTTTGAAGCCGCCCATTCCGGTGAAGTTTTTCGTCGCACTGGGGTCGGTGGTGTCAACCTGGTCCCAGATTCTGGTGTTGTCAGACATGGGGAATCCTTGCCGCGATGCACGCAGCGTTTGAAGGTGTGGGTTATTGGGTAACGCGATCAGCCAGAGCGCTGAGCAGCATCAGGAACGTGAAGATGCCAATGGCCGAGAACGATCCGCGCCAGATCAAAACTCGGCGCGTCCATTGGCGGGCAGTCACCGGAACACCCGGTAGGTGGTTGAGTGCGGCACCTGGCAGATGCTGGTGGATTCCCGCACGGCGTTATAAGCGGCAGCCCCGGCAACGAGAACAGTGACGAGCGTCCAGTAGATGAGCTTCATGATCGGACCCTCACCGCGATCCGTCTGCCTTTCATGGTTGGGGCCAGGCGCTGGGGAAGATTCGCCACCAGTTCGTCACGCTGACGGCCGATAACCTCATTGAAAGGGAGCCCAAAGCCGAGCAGGGCGATCTTGCGCTCGATGTCGTCGAGCTGTTCGTCGATCAGGCTTTTCACTGGTGGAGTCGTCATGCGGCTCTTCCTTGCCGACGCTCGTAAACACGGCGCAGGCGTTCGGCATAGTCGGCTTCCTCGGTCGCGCTGATGATGCTCAGCGTACGGAAGATCAGAAGTGCGGTACCGGCGGAGGCCTTGACCACAACGGGACTGCAATCGGGATCGATCATGCGCTCGATGTAGCCGGACAGCATGCCAATGGCCAGTTCGTGGTTGCTGGCGCTCATGCTGCCCACCGTCCGTTCCTGCGGCGCGATTCGGCGTCAATCTCATGCCACAGCGCCGCCTCGATTTGCCGGCCGTACCGATTTGCCAGAACGGGAAGGGCCAGGTAGTCGACGTCCATCCTGACCCCGTCATCGTCGTAGCAGATGGCCGAAACAACCTTGAACTCGAGCTCGCGGCTGCCGTAGAAGTCCCAATCGCTGTTCCAGCTGTTGAGCGCTGGCGGGATGTTCTCGCAATGGGTCACCTCCACCTGGAGGACGAACCCTTCAACAATCACTTCGTAAGTCATGGTCGCCTCCAGAGTGGCGGTGTTGTTCCAACAAAACTCGGCTGCACTCATCCATTCCGCTGGTTGCCGTTGGGCGCGGAGGGGAGTGCATGCGAGTGGTGTCGGGGAGAGTTGCCCAGGCCTGCTACTGGCGACTGCCTGTGTTTGCAACGTTAAATTGTGTTCTTGCGCGAGTGAGACGCCGGCGTCTCTAAAGTTTTCAGAGGTCATGCCGATTTAGATCTAATCAACAACAAAGGAATATCGAAATGGGATTTTTTGACATCGTTGCAGGGATTGGCAAGGCGGCTGGTAAGGCGATGGGAGACGCGCTGACCAAGCAGCATTTGGAGGCATGGGAAAAGGTTAAAGGTGCATCGTCTACCAGACTTCGCGACTTCTATGACCAAAACAACACTTCCGAGAAAAACAATTCATCCAAGCGCGCTTTGGCGTTGGCTGCAATGGGTGGATACGAAGCTCGCGATCTCCTCGACAAAGATGAAAGTGCACGCAGAGCACTCAAGAACATGCGCGAGAAAGTGGCGCTGGATGATTCGTACTCGGCCAATAGTCTGCGTGAAGCGATTGATTCGCTGCTGCGATAGGATTCTGCAAAGGTTTTCAACTCAGCAGGACGCTTGAGTGTCCTGCTGACAGCTTTACTTCCACGCACCCAAACGGCCGCCGGTGATCTGATGTTTTAAGCTCACCCATTCCCAAGCAGTAACTCCTTCTCTAGTTCTATTTGGTGCCCTGTTCCTACTATCTCCCGTTGATTTGCCGCCTGGCCCTGTCGCCAAAGCCAGCTAGTAAAATCGTCATGCTGCAGCTTTGCAGTCAGCCGCCGTCATGCGCTGCCCATCGTCCAACTCGACTACGCACACGCCGTTGGTATAGCCACGCTCCGCATTGAGTCGGTTGGTCTCTCGGATGCAGGCGTCCAGGTCTTCGTCGGCGAATACCTGCAACTCGCCGCGAAGAGTGATGCGAAGAACCTTGTTCATCGAATTGCCCTCGGTTGTTTTCCCAATGCACCCGGTCGCCCAGATGCATCAGTGAAAAACTCCGTGTTGCTATCCGCCCCATGCGCGGCGCCGCGGTTTCCCCACCTGGCCGGCGTCACACATTTCGTGTTCGGTGTTCTTCGCCGGCTGGCTTGCATGGTTTGGCGTCCTCCCATGAGGGGAGTTCGGCAGGTTCCAGAGCCTGCATGGAGATCGAAATTTATGTTTCGCGCTGTGCCCGTTGCCGGGGATCGATCCGCGAAGATTCCTGACTGTTAAAGAGCGGCGCGGCTTTCGCTGCTGTGCCGGTGATGCGCCGGCTTGAGTTGAATTTAAGCAAGCTGAAATTACCATGTCAAGCATGCTGAATTAATTAATTCAGAATGCTGAAATATTAGGGCGATAAAAAGCCCGCTCAGTGGCGGGCTCATTTCAGGCTTCGCAATACTCTCGCCACCCGATCCGGACGGTGTCGCCGTCCAGGTGCTCAATACGCACTCCGCTCGTGTCCTCGATTTCTTGGATCACCTGGCGCCAGGCCTCGGGGCTTTCATCGTCGTTGCGCGCGACGGTGATGACTTGGACCTTTTGAACGCCGGGCGCAGTAATAAGGCGCTGGATACGCCGACCCACCAATTCATAGGATTCTCGGGAAGGCGCTACGGGTGACGCGATTTTGTGCATGGGAAACGCTCCTTGCTTTTACTGGATAAACATACAGTATTGGTCCTGTAATATTTTGACAAGAGGGGAGCTACTCAGCCTTTCGGATATGTAAACAATTCGCACATATCTTTTGTATGGACACAAAAAAGCCCGCGGGCGGCGGGCTCGAACTTTCAATCTAGGCTAGTCGGAAAACTTTATTTCAGTAGAAAGGGCCTGTCTGGAAATCTCATAAGCGGACTGTGCTTGGGTATCCGCAGTACTGAATGTGCTCATAGTCAAAAGGTAGGCATTCCACTTCGTATACAAGTCTTTACTTAGCTCAGCCTGCTTTGCTGGGGGCTTAGCTGTCTTGAGGCGGGCGACGGCTTGGTCGCCCTCCGAGCGAGCGTGCTTGATGCAGGTTAAGAATGAATCCCCGTATTCCTGAGCTCTCTGTCTTGCACCGATTCGCCGCATTTGAAATCCAGAAGATGCTTCAAGCCCGCACTGCCACGCAGCCAAGTCTAACTGGCGTGAAAAGTTCATGGCTTCGGGAGATTTTGAGTCATATTTAAATTCGATGGGCTTGAATACGTGAGGCTCAATCTTTTCCACTGGAACGGTAGGTTGAACTGCTTGTGTTGTTGCGGGTGGAGTAGCGCAACCAGACAGCGCCGAAACGGCAAAAATAGCGACGGCAAAGTAACTTAACTTCAAGGTGGATCCCTCCCATGATTGAGGCCACGACTTTACCATTCGTGGCGCACAGCCACCATTGATCTGAAGGTACAGAGGGATGTTCTGGGCGCCATGATACGGTGAACTCCACTACGCAAAGGAGCGCCTGCAATGAAGCTACCCGAAAGCTACAAGGTCAATGGCTACACCGTAATGAAGGTGGGCGACGGCTGGGAGGTGGCGAATAGCGATGACCACCTGGGTGGCCCGTTCGATCGTGAAGAGGACGCAGTAGAGGCCGCAAAGGCGTTGCCGCCGAAGGGGTAGGGAAGGCCAGAAAAGAAAAGTCCGACGCTAGGCCGGGCTCTCTGTAGATGGGCCAAATACCTTTGACCGGCTTCACTGGTGGGTGTAACGAATGAATACTCATGATGTGAAGGATCTAAGTTTCGGATGAAGGCGGGCTGATGGGGGTGATTTGATATCCGGTCGCTTTACCATGATCATCGCGCACTGTCTGCAAGGATGCTTGGAGCCTCTCCATCCGCACACGGGTAGCGGCTTTAAAGTCATCTGACGCCATTTTGTCGGCCAGGTCAGCTTTACAGATCTTGATTGATGCCTTCAAGTCCGCGATCTTCCTGGTTAACTCCGCCGGATCATCCGTACGAATGTAAACCTTCAGTAGCCAGATAGAAATGTATGGGCTTAACAGCCCGGTTATAGCCATTAGCACCTGCGTGGCTCCGGCACTATCAGCAAGGGGGGCAAGTACAATTGCCAGTGCATTCAGAAGGCTAGTTGCAAGAGCCATGAACATGTTGTTTTTCATAGGCTACCACCTAACATCTTAGCGTCGACCTCGGAGATCCTTTTAAGGGTTCTTTTTCTTAAAAATGATCCGCTCAATAGATAGCTTTCAGTTTTCTCATCTTCCGTTTTATATTGGATTATTACTTCGCGCGGAAAAATTGAATAAGATATGTGCCGTACTACCTTTCTGGTAAATATGAAAATCAGTGGAAATCCACAAATTAATACGCCCCATCCAAGTGCTTGCGCTATAAGCTCACCAGTCCACATCTGTGCCTCCATTCCGGATCGTTAGCTGTTAGCCGGAGACTTTTAATATAGCATAAGATGTTCTTGTTCCACTAAGGTCTGTTACATCTTTCTTTTGTATTTCAACATTGTATGATTTGTCTTTTTGAAAGGCTTCTTCGTTGGCAGCGATTTTCTGCATGAACTCATCATCTAGAATAGTTACAGCAGCCTCAAAGCCGTCTTCACTTGCAATGCTCCATCCCCGACGACCTTTAAAGTTTAGCTTGGTAAATTTAATGATTTTTAGTATTGTTGTTGTTTCAATTTTTTCCGTAAGATCAGTTTTTAGCGGCTTGAAATTCGCTATTTCAGGTTCTTGAAGGGTGACGATGGAATCTGATGAGATAAAAGATATCTTAGGATTATCCTTCCCTTGCATTGGCCCTTGGATCACAGCATGTAGAGCCTGTCGCACTTCTTTGCTAGATATAAGTTGAGCAACATCGCTACTGGTTTCAATTTCCTCTCCATCGACCGTTACAATGGCCGTTTTTTCTTGAGCGTTAATAAATACGCGATCTATTTTTTTGTCTTTGATGCGATCTATGATTCCAATCGCTGAGCCAGATGCTGCAAACGCTGCGCCACCAATAATTCCAATAGATTTTAGTACGGTAACGGTCGTCAACGGGTCGGCAAATATGGAGTAAATAATCTCCAATGAGCCCTCGACCGCTGGCGCTACTACACTAAGGCTTGCTTCTGATGAACCATTGCTAACAATTTTTGCAGATTTTGTTATTAGGTCATCCATGCCGATTATTGCAGCTCCAAGATCCTTTGCCTTAATCTGGTGGTGCTCCAAATCGCCGGTGGCGTCATAAGAGATTTTAAACTCTGTTACAATTTTATCGCTCACAAAAAAAACTCCCCATATTTAAAAGTGGTGGGAGGGGCGGCAACTACATCAATGGCCATCCCTGCCAATTATCATGTTTTATACGAAACCGTTTGTTATCGGGCTAAATAAATAAGCTCTATTCATTTATTATCCACCCTTGAGTGGACGATCCGCTCATTTCTTAATGTCTTCCGCATATCCCGCCAACTCGTCCTCATACTCCTTAAAACGGGCTGTGATCTTCAGAAAATCTTGGGCGTCAGCATCTTGCCCGGTTTCAGAAAATTTTCCGGCCGCCTGCATTAGATCGACGCCTGACCATTTGAGCAGGTCGGCGGCTTGTTTCAGCTCACACCGCATCTCTTGGTCGGGCTTGGTGAGGGGCATCTTCGATTCCAAAGGGTCAAAACTTCTGAAGTGCCCGGACGACAACACCAACGATCCGGCAATCCTCGGTGAACGGTTCAATTCGCCAGGCTGGATTCAGCGGTTTCAGGAAGAGTTTCCCGCCGTCATTGACCAGCTTCTTGAAGGTCGCCTCATTGCTATCCGGCAGTTTGGCGATCACTAGCTTGCCTGGGGTCGCCTCGGATTCTGTATCCACCAGGATCAGCGTGCCTTCTGTGATGCTTTGCCCGACAGGCGAGGTCATCGAATCCCCTTTGACCTCTAGCCAAAACGCTGGGCCCTTCGAGTCGTATTCGGAGAATTCGTAGCGATCGGAAAAGCCGGCCGGGTAGGGCTCGACTGCCTCGGCCCAGGCGCCCGCGGCGACCCAGCTGATAACCGGATAGCGGAAAGACTCTACTGGCTGCCGGGCTTCGCCGACATTTGATTCTGAGGCTTCACGCTCACCTCCCTCGCCGATCGCAAGCCATTCAGGTCTGAACCCGGTCGCTTTTGCCAGTGCGTAAAGGTTCTCGGGCCGAAGGCTTTTGCTTTCCCCCGAAATCCATTGAGTGACGGCCGAATTTGCGACGCCGCAAAGCGCCGCGATTTCGCCTTTCTTTTTCCCGCTGAGCTTGATGGCTCGTGCAATACGTTCGTGTCTTTCCATGGACCCAATATTAAGTTAACTGAATTTAAGCATGCAGTCGTCGAAAAACCACATTGACTCATTAAATTAAGCATGCTGAAATTGCGTAAAGCTCCAACGAGGATGCGCAATGAATACGCATGAAGTCGCCCAATTCTTCGGCAACAAAACAAAGCTGGCACTGGCGCTGGGCATCCGTCCGAGCGCAGTGACCATGTGGGGGGAAACCATTCCCGAATCCCGTCAGTACCAAATTCAAGTCCTTTCCAAGGGCAAGTTCAAGGCGATCAAAAAAGAGCAGGCCGCCTAACTCAATTTTGCTCGCCTCGACGCGAACAAGACGGTTGCGCGCTCAAAGCCGCGTAACTCATCAGAGCAAAGCCGATCTCGCATAGGGTCAGCGATCCGCTCAAACGCAGGCCACAGCCTGAGTTGGGACGACAAGGGAAGGGTGGAAGCTAAGGCAACCATCAAGCAACAAAGGGCGGCTATCTCGCCTTGTAATTCGGAATGAGTGGTCATGGATGAGTCCCTGATCAGTTGATGACCAGATCATCGCTTTGTTGGCGTAACGCCACCACGGAAACAAATTTGAGGTTTTACGAATGGAAGATTTTCTGCGGGCCTGCCAAAGCGCTGTTCTGGATAACGAGGCCAAAGCACTGGCGGCAAAGATGGGCGTTGCGCACGTTGGCCTGCTCCAGCGTGCCAATCCCGACAACGATGCTCACCACCTGACCGTGGAGCACTTGTTCGGGATCTTGCTGCACACCCGTGACATGCGGCCTCTGGCAGCGCTCGCAAATGAATTCGGTTTCGACCTGGTCGCCAAGTCTGCTCCCCAGCCTCAGGCGCTCACCAAATCGCTGATCAATGTCGGCAAGGAAGTGGCTGATTTGACTATCGCCGTGCACGAAGCGCTCGGCGACGACCATGTCAGCACCTTCGAAAAATCCTTGATTCGCCAAGAGATCAACCATGTCCGGCAAAGCCTGGACGTGATGGATGCATCGGTGAAGGCCGCCTGAATACCAGGCACAAAAAAGCCGGGATTGCGCCCCGGCTAATTCGATACCACTCAATGAGGCGGATTATGCAGAGCCAACCCAATTCAAGCAATACCCCGATTCATGTCGCGACACGTTTTACGAATTCTGAAAACGTGTCGCGTACCACGATGTCTTCCCGCGAGATCGCAAACGTAACCGGTAAGCGTCACGACAACGTGAAGCGGGACATCCTCGCAATGCTCAAAGACCTGAAAGTAGATGCACTCAGTTTTGAGGACATCTATCTCGACGGCCGCAATCGCGAACAGGTGCAATACCTGCTTGATCGTGAACACACCGACTGCCTACTCACTGGCTACAGCGCACCGATGCGCATGAAGGTGATTCGCCGGTGGCGCGAGCTTGAACAGCAGCAGGGTGCCCGCGAGCAGGTCCTGCTCAATGGCACAAAGGTCGTCGGCGAGATCGCCATCATGGAGTGCTTCACGCGCCTGCTGAAGCCCGCCCCCTCCTGCCAGATGGCAATGCTGACGAAGATCGCCCAGAACAACGGCCTGGACCCGAAGTTTCTCCCAGGCTACGCCGTCGACGCTGCGCCAGATGCTGCCGGCGGCAGCTCGATGCCCACAAAGTCAGCCACGGCCCTCTTGAAAGACCATGGGATTCGCTACGCGCCGGCGGCGTTCAATCGCGCCCTCGCAGCCAAGGGATTTCTCAAGCAACTGCAGCGCAAAAACTCCAAGCAGGAAACCGTCGACTTCTGGTCCGTGACCGAAAAGGGCATGGCCTTCGGCAAGAACCTCACCAGTCCTCAATCCCCCCGCGAGACGCAGCCTCACTGGTACGTCGATCGCTTCCTCGAACTGGCCAAACTGGTCGGGAAGGCCTGATATGCAATTCACCGTCACGATCAACCAGGTGAAGGCGCTGGAGTGGGGGCTGAACTCCCAGCAGGCCCTGCTGTTCGCCTTCGTCTATGGCTGCCCGAGCTGGACCAAGCCAATCAAGACGGACGATGGGATCTTCTTCGCGCTGAGCAAGGCCAAGATCATCGAGGAGCTGCCGCTGCTCACTGACAAGCCGGACACCGCTTACCGCATGTTGAAGGCCCTGGAAGAGGCCGGCTTGATTGAGCTTTCCAGCACCTCGAACATCACGCTGTTCCGCCTGACCGAGAAGGCGATCGAGTGGAATCAGAAGCTTGATGGGTCGGAAAAATATCCGACCCCTCCAGAGAACAAGGGTCGGAAAAAAATCCGATCTACCTCGGAAAAAAATCCGAGCAAGGTCGGAGAAAAATCCGAGCAAGGGTCGGAAAAATCTCCGACAAATCAGGATACCAATCATCAGGGTACCAATCAGGATACCAGTCAGGACTTGCAAGACGGCCCGGACAAGCCGGCCCGCAACCTGGTGCTGGTGGTTGATCGCACCGACGGTCCCCGCGTCGAGATTCCCGCCGACATGCCGGGCCCCAAAGACCAGTCCTGCAAAACTTTCAAGGCTTGGGCGAACTACGCCATGGCTTACCGCAAGCGCTACAGCACCTGGCCGGTGTGGAACGCCAAGGTCGGTGGCCAGCTCGGCCAACTCGTTGACCGCCTCGGCGCTGATGTCGCCCATCATGTCGCGGCCCACTTCCTGAAGACCAGCGATGCTGCTGTCCTCCGCAAGTGCCACAGCCTCAACGAGCTGCTGGCCAACGCCGAGAGCTATCACACCCAGTGGGTGACCGGTCAGCGCATCAACGGCGCCACCGCGCGCCAGTTGGAGCGAACCGAGGCGAACGCATCGGCAGCCGAGCAGGCAGCTCAGATGGTTCTGGCCAAGCGCCAGGCGGGGGCACGCAATGAATACCTTTGAGATGAATGACCAGCAGGTGGCCGGATTGGCGGCAGCGATCTGTGCCACCGCTGAGGCAATGGGCCAAGAGATGAACCCAGGCACTGCGGCAATGATGGCTGAAGACCTGTGCGCTTACTCCGTGCCTGTAGTGAAGGCTGCGCTAAAGGCGTGCCGCTTCGAAGTGAAAGGGAAATTGGCCATGGCCGACATCCTGCAGCGCGTCCAGGCCGCCGACGGCCGCCCGGGCAAAGACGAAGCCTGGGCGATCGCCATGACCACGAATGACGAGTTCGAAACGGTGGTGCTGACCGACGAAATTCAACTGGCGCTGGCCGCCGCGAAACCTGTCCTCGATGCCGGCGATAAGGTCGGCGCGCGCATGGCGTTCAACAGCGCCTACGAGCGTCTGGTCGGCCAGGCCCGGGAGGACAACAAGCAGGTCAACTGGCACGTGTCTGTCGGCTTCGACGCCAGTCGCCGTGTGCAGGCAATCAGCAAGGCCGCGCAGATGCAGCGGATCCCCCAAGAGCGCGCCCAGCAATATCTGGCAGACCTGAGTGTCGAGCCAGTCACCGAGGATGGCCGGGCGCTGGCGGGTTTGATCACCGGCACCGTAACCCGCCCGGCGCCGAAGCTGCGCGCGAAGCTCGCGGCCGTGAAGGATTCGATGCTCGCAATGCGGAGAGCGTCGGCCGAAAAACAAACAGAACTGCGCATCCAGGCAGCCAACGAGCTGGCTGATCGCCGGGCGCTGCTGGTTCAGCAGGCCGAACAATTGGAAGCAAGGAGGGCGGCGCAGTGACCATCGATAAACAAAAACTCCAAAAGCTGCTGTGGAGTGAAGTCGCTTCCTGGAAGGCTGACTGCGGGGAGTGGAAGCAGAACGCTGAGGCGCTGGGTGACTTTCTCGGCGAAAAGACCGTGGAGGAGGTAGCGCTGGAACTGCTGGCCGACAACGAATCGCTTCGCAAGGATCTGGAATCACACAAACGCATGCTTCTGGCTGCTGCTTGCGACATTGGCGCGATCGGAGAAGCGCTCAAGGCGGATATGGACGATGACGGCGATGCTTTGCTTGGCACGGTCATCGACCTGAAAGCCCAGAACACGCGAATGCTGGAATGGCTCAAGGACATCAGCAGAACATCTGGAGACAAGGGTGCCGTCATGGGTGCGCGCCAACTCCTCAAGGAGTTCGCCGAATGAATGACTTCCGAGACTTGAAATCGATTGCGGAGGCGTGCCAGCAGCATCAGTCGCTTCGCTTCATGCGAAGCCATGGCGCGCTCTACATCCGCAACGACAACGGCATTGTCTTCGATGTGCATCAGAACCGGTCATTCCCTGACTACATGGCGCAGAACAAGGACTATGCGGACTTGGTGCTCGCTGCTAACCCTGCGACGATTCTGGTCCTGATCTCCGAGAACGAGCGGCTGAAGACGTTGCGTAGCACAGCCGAGCGTGATCTTGCGCAAGAGCTTGAGGTTTGGCGGCACGGCCCGTCCTGCTGGAATTGCGGAGACACCGGTGACGTGCATGACATGGTTGGCGAATGGCGTGGCCAATGCGATTGCAATGCAGCCAAGTTGATTGATGTTTCCAGCGAGCGCGACCAGCTCAAGGCCGAGAACGAGGCGCTGCGCAAGGCTCTGAGCGATCTCGTAAGCGGTGATGTAGGTCAGTCGGTCCAGTGGAAGCTGTCGAGCGGGCAGGGTGCCGAAACCGCAGACGGCAAAGCATGGTTGGCTGCTGCCGCCATGGGCAAGGGAGAGCAGTTATGACCGACAAAATCAGCGTCAACCGCCAGGCCAGGCTTACCCAGGCAATCACCCAGCTGACCACCATGTTCCGCGAGAAGAGGTTCGTCGTGGTATCGCTACGCCCGGGCAAGGACCGAACTCTGGATCAGAACCGTCTGTGGTTTGCGATGTACAAACGCATCGCTGAGATGACCCAGATCGGCGACGAAGCGGACGCCCGCCGGTACTGCAAGTTGCACATCGGCGTGCAGATCCTGCTGAACGAGGATGCCGGGTTTCAGGCGGAGTGGTATCGGATCATGCGCCATCTGCCCTACGAAACGAAGCTGGACATGATGGGCGAGTGCCACCTGTTCGGGCCGGACGGATTCCCGGTGACCAGCCTGTTCAACCGTGCCCAGGGCATCGCCTACACCGACCGCATCGTTGCGCGCTTCGCACCGCAGGGTGTGTACTTCGATGACCTTCTGAGTCAGGAGGCCGCATGAACCATCAATTCAAACCGGGCGACCTAGCCCTGGTGATTGCGGGAGGCCATTTGGGCGAAACGGCCGAGATCATCCGCTTCGTGCAGCCGGGCGGGGTGGTGGTGTCGCCCACTTCCGGGAAAACATATCAGTTCAGGCCTGCTTCCGGATTGGGTGGATGGCTGTGCAGCTTCAAGGATTGTCTCGCCATCAAGCACGAAAAGAACCTCATGCCACTGCGCGGCGACTTCGAACCCGAGCATCAAAAAGCCAAGGAAGCCGAGCCATGCGCGTAGCACCCAAGGAAAGAAAGCCTCCCCGAGCAAAGAAATGCCGCGTCGAAACCTGCAGGGCCTCATTCGTCCCGCAGCGCCTGGGTCAGGCCGTTTGCAGCCCAGCCTGCGCCCTGGTCGACGCACCGCGGCACCAGGAGAAAGCCCGCAAGGCCATCGACCTGCACGAGCGCCGCGAGATCAAGGTCCGCAAGGAGAAGCTGAAGAGCAGGGCAGAACACCTGCGCGAGGCCCAGGACGCGGTGAATGAGTATGTGCGCCTACGTGATGCCCATCTGCCGTGCATCAGCTGCGACTCGCTGCCCAACGACCATGACTTGATCACCGGCAGTCGCTGGGACGCTGGGCATTACCGCTCCGTGGGTGCCTGTCCGGAGCTGCGATTCGAGCCGCTGAACATCCACCGGCAGTGCGTGAAGTGCAACCGCAACCTTTCCGGCAACGCGGTCGAGTATCGCATTCGCCTGGTGCAACGCATCGGCGCGGAGAAGGTGGCATGGATTGAAGGGCCTCATCCGGCCTGCAAATACACCGTCGAAGAAATAAAGGTCATCAAGGCCAAATACCGAGCAATGATCAGAGACCTGAAGAGGGCAGCAGCATGAAGCTAATCGGAGCACGTCAGGCATGGACTGACTCTCAACACGAATCGAACGCCTCGATCACCGCGGCAGCCATCGACTCTGCGCAATCGGCGGCAGCAGTAAAAAAGGCAAGGGCGCGCCAGCATGAGGTGGTGTTTGCCGCCATGGGGGAGGACAAGGAAGCGCGCATCATGGTCGCCCGGCAGAAGATCAGCATCAGCGAGACACGCCGGAAACCGATTGGTCGGTCAACCGCCCGGGCCGCGCACCTGGTCACCATGGGGAAGATCCAGCGTGCGATCGGCACTTTGCCGTTCCAGGTGCAGCAGTTCGGTCACTTCCTCTATCACCCGATGATGACCATGCAGCATGTAATGAACGCGGTGCTGCTGATCGCTTCGAAGGCGGAGTTGCCAGACCTGACCTCCGCCAAGCGCGTGAAGGCACACTACCTGGTGACGCTGGCTCTCCAATCGTATAAGTCCCAAGTCAGTGGGGCGGCGGAGTGGGGGCCGGCCCGGGTTGCGGCTGAGATGCACAGCTTCTTCGGCGTCACGATTGATCCGAAGAACTGGACGCGTGACTGGCTCAATCTATGGGAATCCCTGAAAGCTGTGATCGTGGAAGTGGATATTCAAGCACAACAGCCACTATGGCAGGTGATTCACGCGGAAAAAGGCGAAGATGCAGCATAAATGTGTTGACATGACGGGAGCTTTTGCGTAATTTTCCCATAGTGCACAAGTAACGCGAAACGCACACGAAACCCTGAGCCCGGCCGCTGCACCGGGTTTTTTTAGAGTCGACATCACTTCGGGTTGCAAAAATAATCTTGACGCCATTAAATTGGCATCAATGTGCCGCCATTCTGTAGTGGCACGCATACCCCGAAGGATCCGACGATGTTGAAACTCCGTTATATAACTACGCTGCTTCTGGCATTGGCCTCTGTGCAAGCGTTGGCTCAGCAAAACTCCAACGAAGCTGCTAATGCTAATGCTAAAACTCAAAACCAGAACATCGAAATTGACCCTATGAAGGGGTGCTATGCGGCCAATCAATTTTATTCCGAAGGCATGCGGCTTGAAGTTAAATCTGGCACGGTAGTCTGTGCGCATGGCCAGTCCATGTATGGTAAGCGCGATGCATCTTTGCCTTTTGAATGGGCGAAAGAGTCTGACCTTTAATCGGGTACGGAAGAAAAGCCCTGCAATGATGCGGGGCTTTTTTATGCCTGAAATTTATCTGTAGCCAGGACAGCCCTCGGGACGGCCTGGACGTCGATAGCCGGATAGTGCGACGTACGGAATCAACACCGGCAGCCCGCGCACCCTGTACACCAATGCTTCCAGGGTGGCGCGAGACTGGGCCAGCGAGATCGATGCAATGGGGCGTCGACGCTGCGAAGGTCTTTGGCGGACAGCGCGGAAAGACGCGCGCACCTATTTCAAGGCCTCGCATGAGCGGGGCTTTTTCGTTTTCGGCTCCACCACACCCATCGCGCTGAGCTGGGAGTGCTGCTGGGGCTGATTAAAATCAAGTCATGCCAACGGAGTCGAGCGCATGGAGTACTTGCAGCGCCTGCTCGACAATCTCGACAGGTTTGGATTGCTGATTGCTGGCTTCACTGGCGCCGTCATTGCCAGCTGGTGGCACAAGGACGACCTCACGGACTGGCGCGCCTGGGCGATCTTTCTGATTACCGGTGTCGCCTGCTCCTGGTACCTGACGAGCATGGTCAGCACCTACCTGGGTGTGACCGAGCCGAGAATTGTCGCGGGCATAGGCTTTCTACTGGGCACCTTCGGTGGTTCGCTCCTGGCAGCCATCAACCGCGCCATCAAAGCCGCTGACCTCTGGGCGCTCATCCGCCAGCGGTTCGGGGGAGGCAACCCACCATGAATCTTGAACTGATCAACTCCATCGCCTGCGGCTTGATTGCCTTGTGGGCGACCTGGTGTGTCCTGAGCTGCCGGGTGCGAGACGGCATCCTCGGCAAGCTGATCTATTCGGCGATCGCCATCAGTGGTTTCGTTGTGATGACCCGCAGCCAGAACATTTTCTTCGGGCCAACGACTGCGGGTCTGACTTTGCATGTGTCCCTGGCCCTTGCCGGCCTGCGCCACATCTTCATGGTCATCTGGTGGCAGCGGGTGAAAGCCTGGCTATGCCGCACGCTGAACTGCCAACACTGCATGCGCTGCGACAAGGCGCCCGGTGGCATAGAGCGCCGGAGCAAATAATCCGCGACACGTTTCGTGAATCAGCAAATCGTGTCGCGACACGCGACGAGGAGAACACCATGGATAACCAGCACAAGAAGATCACCGGTTACCGCGACCTGACCCAGTCTGAAATCGACGGTATGAACTCCATCAAGGCGCTGGAGGCTGACGCCGGCGAACTATTTAAGCAGATCGGCCAGATCGAGGGCGTTGATCCGCGACTGCTGGCCCTGGCCAAAACGAATCTGCAGCAGGGTTTCATGTGGTTTGTGCGCTCAATCGCTAAACCCGCTGATCCATTCAGCTGATGAGTACCGTGACCCGTCTGCATCACGCGCTACCGCTGAGCCCTGCCATCAACAACGCGGTCAAGGACCTGGACGGCGCTATTTCCAAGGCAATTGACGCTGCTAAGGCCGCCGGCCTGCCTCAAGGCCTGGTCGTGTCCGTCTTGCACGGGCACGCTCACGCACAAACCCACAACATGGTGAAGGCATGACCGCAAAGCTCGTTGAGCTCAAACGTGAGGGCTGGCGCGATGCCGCCAAGACGCTGCGAAAGATTGCAGATGACCTCGATGCCGGTGTGCACCCCGAATGCACTGTAGGCGCGTTGACCCTCATGGGATCGAAAGGTGAAGTGACGGTGTTCGGGCTGGGTCCAAAGTGCGACGACCTGCAGTGCCTGGGCGCAATGCGCCTTGGTGAGCAGAAGTTGATTGATGTGCTGCTCGATGGAGGGGAGGGGTAGATGTGCCGCAGGTGGGTGCACGTTGACGTCCTAGCAGCTCGCGCATTGGTGGCTCCGTGATTGTCCGTACTGGCATACTGCTTATCCAATCTGGATGGGGTATGTCATGAAATTCGAACCTGTAGCATTGAATGACCAGCACGTGGTTGAGAACACTGCCGAGATCGAACCTGCCGTAAAACATTATTGCGCTCGGCTTCTTGAGAGCCTGAAGAAAGCATTCGACTCAAAGCCGAATCAATTGAAATACGGTGTTGAGTTTTTTTCCAACGAGCGGCTCGAAGCAGAAATCAGTACGCCGTTTGGCAAGGCGCGAGGCCGCTTGGTGCTGCAGATTTCGGGCTCAGAAATAAATGGGCGGTACGTCTTCGAAAAAGGCGTGGTGTCAGAGCACGGGCTTGATTCATGGCGTCCTGTTTGGGCTCTTGTGATAACGAAAGATGGGATGGTGCGCCTAGGAGACGAAGGGTCTATGGAGATCAATGCGGCGGGCAACGATACGCACGGTCAGGCTATCACTGCTGTTGCAAGGTCTTTGCTTTATGCAATCGGGGTGTCGCCCACATTCCTGTAATGGCCAACGAGTTGTCCTGCCCCGCCAAGTGCGGGGTTTTTTGTAACTGGAGTTCCCATGACAACCAAGCAACCCGACTGGGAGGCAATCGAGCGAGCCTACCGGGCTGGTGCGCTTTCCATCCGAACCATCGCTGAGCGTAACGGCGTCAGTGACACCGCGATTCGTAAGAAGGCTAAGGCCTTAGGATGGGCGAGAGATCTTTCCGAGCAGGTGCGCAAAGAGGTTCGCAACAAGCTGGTTCGCGGTGAGGTTCGCGATGATCAATGTGCGAACCCTGAGCGGGACGCCGAGATCATCGAAGAGGCAGCGGAAGAGGGCGCGACGGTTGTTCGCAGCCATCGCCGAGACATTCGCAAAGCCACGAACCTTGCGAACCTGCTGATGGATGATCTGCTCACTACGATCAAGCGGCGTGAGGAAATCGAAGACGCCATTGCTGACGAAACTGCCGACGATGAGGGCGGTTTCCGTCGAGGCTCGATGCTCGCGGCGGTTGCTCTGCCCAGCAACGCCAAAACCCTTTTCCAATTGTCCTCGGCCATGAAGAACCTGCAGGTGCTCGAACGCACCGCATTTGGCCTTGATGACAAGGAGCAGTCGAAAGACTCCGACGAACTTTCGCAACTGATGGACGAACTATCGAAGGACGCCTGACATGAAGCCCGAGCACATGAAGCTGCTCCGGGATCGATTCTGGCGACTGAACAACCTCTACTTCATCACCGACAAGCAGGGGAAGAAGGTCCGCTTCCGCATGACGCAGGAGCAGATCGATTACTTCCAGGGGATGCATACCCGCAACATTATCCTCAAGGCGCGGCAGCTGGGCTTTACAACGCTTGTCTGCATCGTCCAATTGGATGCGGCGCTGTTCGAAGCTGCGAAGTGCGCGCTGATCGCTCACACCCTTAACGACGCCAAGCGGCTGTTCCGGGAGAAGGTCAAGTACGCCTACGACAATTTGCCCAAGGAGATCAGGGCAGCCAACCCGGCACGCAACGACGCTGCCGGGGAGTTGGTGTTCAGCAAAGGCGGCTCACTGTATGTCTCGACTTCATTCCGGGGCGGCACGCTGCGTTACCTGCACGTTTCCGAGTTCGGGAAGATCTGCGCCAAGTTCCCACACAAGGCGCGAGAGATCGTCACCGGCGCCTTCGAAGCCGTTGCCGCTGAATGCTTCGTCACCATCGAGTCGACAGCAGAAGGCCGGGCCGGGTATTTCTTCGACTACAGCCAGTCTGCCGAGAAGCAGCAGATGGCCGGTGTGCCCTTGGGCCTGTTGGACTGGAAGTTCTTTTTCTTCAGCTGGTGGCGCAATCCGCTGTACTGGCTGGATTCGACCGACGTCGTCATCTCGGACCGGCTGACCAAGTACTTCGACGACCTGGTCGCCAAGCACGGCATCGTCACAAACCCAGGCCAGCGCGCCTGGTACAGCGCCAAGGAAAAGACCCTCGGCGAAGACATGAAGCGCGAGTACCCTTCGATTCCTGCCGAAGCATTCCAGCAGACGATCGAGGGTGCTTACTACGCCAAGCAGTTCACCAAGCTGTATGCGGCCCAGCGCATTGGCAAGCTGCCAGACAACAGCCACTTGCCGGTTCACACGTTCTGGGACATCGGTGTCGGCGATTCAACGGCAATCTGGTTCGTCCGGATCGTTGGCGACGAATACCATGTCATCGATTTTTACCAGAACAGCGGGGAAGGCCTGCGGCACTACATGAAAGTGCTCAAGGACCGAGGTTACACCTACGGCGAGCACTGGGGGCCGCACGATATCGATAATAGGGAATTCGGCAGCGATGGCAAGACCCGCCGAGAGCTCGCCCGAGAGGGCTACGAGATCGATGGCCAGCGCTATTCGATGACGTTCCAGGTGGTGCCGAAGCTTGGTATCGATGAAGGCATCGAGCAGGCCCGGGAAATCCTTCCTAAATGCGCTTTCGACGAAGCCAAGTGCGAGGAGGGCATCACCGCCTTGGAGAGTTACCGCAAGGAGTGGGACGACAAACGTGGGTGCTGGAAGGACAAACCCCTTCACGATTGGTCGTCTCACCCAGCCGATGCATTCCGGTACTTCGCTGTCGCCCAGAGCGCGAGGAAGCCGGTCAAATCAATCAAAATGGGATTCGCACGCTAATGGCAGACGTCACTTACACCCGCCCGGAATACGACGCGGCACAGTCCCGTTGGCGGCTGGTGCGCGACGTCTGCAAGGGTTCCGAAACGGTCAAGGCCCGCGGCGATGTTTATCTGCCGAAGCCGAATCCGCACGATACCAGCCAGGAGAACGTCGAACGGTACAAGGGGTACAAGCAGCGCGCCGTGTTCTACAACGCCACCGGCCGGACGAAACACAGCCTGGTGGGCGCGGTGTTCCGCACCTGGCCAACGCTGACCGTCCCCGGGGCTCTCGATTACGTCTCGAAGGACATCGACGGGCAGGGCGTGAGCATCTACCAGCAGTCGCAATCGGTTATCGGGCATTTGCTCGAAGTCGGGCGCCACGGGCTGCTGGTCGACTACGCCGCCGTGAAGGCCGGCACCGTGAGCAAGGCAGACGAGCAGGCAGGCCGTGCCCGGGCGAGTGTTGCCAGCTATCCGGCCGAGTCGATCAGGAACTGGAAAACTCGCAAGGTCGGTGGTCAGCACCTGCTGAGCCTGGTTGTCTTGCGCGAAGAGGTGGACATCGACACCGATGATGGCTTCGGCAGTGAGCGGGTTCTGCAGTATCGAGTGCTGCGCCTGGACGACGCCGGCGTTTACACGCAGGAGGTCTGGCAAGAGGGCAGCAGTGAGACAGCAATGATCATTCCCCCTTTCACGCCGTTGAATGGCCTTGGGCAACCTTGGAAGTTGATCCCGTTCCAGTTCCTCGGCAGCGAGAACAACGACACCAGTATCGACGATTCGCCGCTGTACGACATGGCCGTGCTCAACATCGGCCACTACTGCAACAGTGCGGACTATGAGGATTCGGTGTGGTTCTCCGGACAGCCACAATTCTGGATTTCCGGTCTTGATGAAGCTTGGCGCGATCACTTGGAATCGAACGGCATTTATGTCGGCTCTCGGGCGCCACTGACGCTCCCGGCCAACGGTTCGTGCGGTTTCGCTCAGCCTGAACCGAACACGCTCGTCAAGGAGGCCATGGACGCCAAGAAAGAGGACATGGTCTCGCTCGGCGCCCGACTGATCGAGCGGGGAAGCGCGGTGAAAACCGCAACCCAGGCTGACAACGACAGCGCCGCCGAACATAGCGTTCTATCTCTGGTGGTCAGCAACGTCAGCGAGGCATACAGCCAGTGTCTGGTGTGGATGGCCGAGTTTGTGAACGCCACGGGCGAAACGCTCTACAAGCTCAATCAGGACTTCAGTCAGATCACCCTGGATGCGACGATTCTTACCGCGCTGTTTAATGCGGTGCAGGGCGGCAAGCTGCCGGCGGGCGACTTCTGGCAGTACCTGCGCGATCGTGGTGTTATCGATCCCGAGAAGACCGACGACCAGATCCGAGACGAGCTCGAAACCGAGAATCCCGGCCCTGACCTGGATGACGACGAGGTAACCCCGAATGGCGGCAAACCAGGCGATCCTTGATGCCGCGATTCGGCACGCCGTCTTCCTCGAGCAGCTGAAATCCGGGGAGGTTGCGAAGTTCGGGCCTTTCCTCAAGGAGATCGACCGCTCGATCCGCGAGCGACTGACTCGGGCCGACCTGACGGATTACACCGTCGCGCGACTGGAGCGCCTGCTGAGCGAGGTCGACAGCCTGCTGCTGGGCATCTTCGACCTGTACAGCGAGAAGTTGAACCTCGACCTGGTGGATATCGCCAACTACGAGGCTGAGTTTGAGGCGACCAGCCTGACCCGGGCAGCGCCCGTGGGTGTTTCATTTGACGCCGCGGTGCCAGGTGCTGCTGCAATTCGTGCTGCCATCCTTACCAATCCGCTCAGCGTGCGCGGTGCCGACGGCGGCAAGCTGCTCAAGACCTTCATTGATGGCTTCACTGCTACGGAGCGGCAACGCCTCACAGGCGCGATCAGGCAGGGCTTCTTCGAAGGCAAGACCAACTTCCAGATCATCAAGAGTATCCGCGGGACCAAAGCACTCCAGTACAACGACGGCATTCTGGCCACGACCAACCGGAACGCCGGCGCGATCGTCCGGACAGCAGTGCAGCACGTCGCCACCCAGGCGCGCATGCAGACTCTGAAAGAGAACTCCTATGTCGTGCAATCGGTGGAGTGGGTCAGCACCCTGGACACGAAGACGACCAGCCAGTGCCGGACGCTCGACAAGCGTCGGTTCAAGCTGACGGAGGGGCCTAGGCCGCCGATCCATATCAACTGTCGATCGACAGTGGTAGCGGTGACCCGCTTCAGCTCGTTGTTCGCCAAGGACGCCACCCGGGCATCCATCGGTGACAGCGGCGCGCAGAAGGTAAGGGCGGACCTCAGCTACTACGACTGGCTCAAGCAGCAGCCGGCAGCGTTTCAGGATAGGGCTATCGGCCCGGTCCGCGCCAAGCTGTTTCGTGAGGGCGGGCTGAGTGTCGAGCGTTTCGCTGAACTGCAGCTTGATCGCAACTTTTCACCTCTCACCCTTGTGCAGATGAAGGCTCTTGAGCCGCTCGCCTTCGAGTTGGCGGGCTTGTGATTAACAGTCTTTCCTGAGGGCAGCAATTTCCGATAGATATTGTTGAAATTTTTGGCTCCACTTCTGATTCGTTGCATCAAAGGTGTCCAGCTGTTTCTTAACTTCTTCGTCGCCATTCGCAGTCATGCTGTTTTTCAGCTCAATAACCATGTTTTGGCTCAGCGTTGACAATTCAGAGGGCGCGTACGCACTGAAAGCGTACCCCGTCCTCATGAGTGCATCCAAGCGGTCTCGGTATACATCTAGGGAAACCTTTAGATGTCCGGTTTGAGCGGTGAACTCGCCAAGTGCGCTAAGGAATTTATCTGCCTTTTCCCGCAGGTCTTTTTCTTGGGCATCCAGCCGCGTTATGCATGTCTGAGTTTTGGTGATTTTCGATGATTGCGAGGCGGTTACCCAACCTATAACGCCCGTGCTCATGACACCAGCAAGAGTTAGGAAACCGGTGAGAGCTGATATCAAAAGAGCATTTGTTAGTTCGAGTTTTTTTGAGGCTTGGTTGGCGTCCGTCGTCATAGATCCTCCAGTGTGCGCGCTAAATTAAACGGCGCGCATTGTCATCCTTTCCTCAGTTCAAATCCATATCAGCAGGCAGGGCCTGCACCTACGTCTCTGGGAGACAACCAATGCTGAAATTCCAACTGGATACCCTGGAAGGGGTAGATGAAGCCGTGCGCGCTCTTTACACCGAGAAGGACGGCAAATTCGTACTCGGCATTGAAGGTTTGCCGCAGCAAGAAGACGTATCTGGCCTGAAGGCCAAAGTTGATGAATTGCTCGGCGAGAAGAAGCTGGCCGAGAAGAAAGCGCGTGAGGCTGAAGAAGCTGCACGCCTGGAGCGTGAAGAAGCCGCTCGCAAATCTGGAAACGTCGAAGAGCTCGAAAAGTCCTGGTCCGAAAAATACAACCGCCGCGAAGCTGAGCTGAACGGCACGCTGGAGCAGGAGCGCGCCGCGCTGAGCGGGCAGATCCGGGATCTGACTGTCGGCCGTACCGCTACTGATATCGCGTCTGCCTTGGCAATTCCAGGCAGCGCCAAAGCCCTGTTGCCGCACATCGAACGCCGCCTTGGTGTCGAGCAGCGCGACGGGAAGCCTGTGGTGGTTGTACTCGACCCGCAGGGCAAGCTCTCGGCGGCAACGCTGGATGAGCTGAAAGCAGAATTCGCAAACGACACGGCGTTCGCGCCGTTGATCGCGGGTAGCAAGGCATCGGGCGGCGGGGCTGCTGGTGCTGGAGGTGGCGGCGGGGCCGCAAAAGGAAAAATCGGCGGCACCAAAGAGGAACGCACGGCCGCAATCGCGAGCCGGTTCCCGGATCTCCCTCAATCGTAAGGAATAACTCATGTCCCTGTCGCAAATGCAGGTCTTCAACGAATACATCATGCCGGCGACTCTCGAGACGCTGGACCAGTATCTCGCCGCTTTCAACGCCGCAAGCCGCGGTGCAATCGTGCTTTCGCCGGATGGCTTCACAGGCGACTTCCTTCAAGAGTCGTTCTTCCAGACCCTGGCCGCTGCCCAGCGCCGCGTGGATCGCTACAGCGCAAACGCTACTGTCGCAGCGACCGACCTGACCGAGCTGAAGAACACTTCGGTGAAGGTAGCCGGCGGCTTCGGTCCGATCCGCTACGAGCCATCGCAGATGACCTGGCTGGAGCGCCCCACCGCGCAGGGCGTCGAAGTGGCGAGCCGCGCGTTCGCGGAGATCCTGCTCAAGGATCAGCTCAACACTGCAATCGCTGCACTGGTCGCCGCGATTACCGCCCAGGCCGCCGCTGTCAACGACGTGTCGGCTACCGCCGGCATCACCTACGCCGGCCTGAACAACGCCCATGCGAAGTTCGGCGACGCGAGCCAGAACCTGGTCACCCAGGTGATGCAGGGCACCAGCTACCACAAATTGGTTGGTCAGAACCTGGCAAACCAGCAGCAACTGTTCCAGGCGGGCAACGTTCGCGTCGTGGACATCCTCGGCAAAATCTCGGTTGTGACGGACGCGCCGGCGCTGATGCAGTCCGGCACCCCGAACAAGGAGATCATCCTGTCCTTGGTGCAGGGCGCGGCGCTGGTGCACGACGGTCGCGACATCATCAGCAATGTCCAGACCACCAACGGCAAGGAGCGTATCGAAACCACGCTCCAGACCGACTACACCTTCGGCCTGGGCCTGAAGGGCTACACCTGGGACACCACCACCGGCGGCAAGTCGCCAACCGACGCCGAACTGGCAACCGGTACCAACTGGGACAAGACCGCCACCAGCATCAAGCACACCGCCGGTGTGGCTCTGATCGGTGACGCCTCCAAGTAACCCCATGATGTCCAAGCCGGGACGTGTGCCCGGCTTGGCGGAGATGCAATCATGAGCAACAAAATCTGGTATCTGCCCGGACCGTTTCACCAGTACCGGGAAGACGTGAAGGCGCTGGCAAAGGCACACGGCCTGCGAATCATCGATGCGAACATCACTGAAAGTCGCGAAGGAGAGGCCGATGATGTGCCGGAGGTGACGGTGCGGCAGTTTGAATCGGCACCGGCGCTGGTGCTCGCCGATAAAGGTAATCACGGTGCGCTGCAGGAGCTGATCGACAAGTTGAACGCCGAACGCGACGGAATCGTGCTGCTGATCGACGCTGCTGAAGGCCTTGCGCCGTTGGAACACCCGGGCGCCGGCGAGCTGCCGATCCGCCTGTTCGATGCGTTGAAAGCCATCCACGAGGGTGTCATCTCCCTTACCGATCAGCGCGACAAGCTGGCGGGTGAGGCTGAATTGCTCCGGGCTGAAATCGCGCGCCTGAAGGCGGCAGCGGAGCAGCCGGTCGACAACGCCGAGAAGATCACTGCACTCAAAGCGCAACTCGACGCCGCCAATGTGCAATATCGAGCGAATGCTTCGGTAGAATCGCTGGAAAAGGCAGTAGCTGATCTGCCAAAGGCGTAATCATTCGGGTGCCAGGGTATTCGGCACCCGACTCCAACCCATACAGCGAGCTGATTCATGACTCTGATCATTGAGGACGGCACCGGGAAGCCAGACGCCGAAAGCTACGCGTCTGCCGATGACCTGGGTATGTATGCCGTGAAGTTCGGCCTAGTCATCCCCGCGGAGGTGCCTGCGCAAGAAGCGCTGCTGCGTCGGGCCGCCTTGGCTATGGATGGCAAGACTTGGAAGGGGCGCAAAACCAACAGCGAGCAGGCACTATCTTGGCCGCGTCGTGGTGTTGAACTGGATTGCGAGATCAAGCCCGACAACTACCTGCCCGCGCGCATCCAATATGGGCAGATGGCGCTGGCTGCCGAGATTCATCAGGACGACATCGACCCGGTCGAGAAGCGTAAAGGCGCAGTCACCCTGGAGCGTGTGGAAGGGGCAGTGACGCGCGAGTACGCGACTATCCCTAACACCAGTGGACGCCTGTTGCCGGCGGCGCCGGACCGGCCGAGTGCAACGCAGTTCGCCGATTACCTGCAGAAGCGTGGGTTGTTTGCTGTTCGTGCTTAGTGTTGAATCAGCTCCTCATAAACAGGAGTTGATTCATGATCAATGAAGAGCTGGGCACCCTCACCGAAGATGAGCTACTTGCGTGGGATTCGTATGCAGCAGCAGCGCTTGGAGGTATTACAGCCAGTCCAAATAATGCAGCCAAGAAGGCAGCCGAAGCTGCAGATGCTCTTCTCTTGCAACGCAGGCTGAGAGACCCCGACGCATAAAAATCCGGAGACCATCATGGCCACCTTCTACAACGAAATGGCCGTGATGGCTCTGGATATGATCACAGAGTTCGGCCAGCCCGTGACTATCCGCGCAACGACTGTCGGCGAGTACGACCCGGAAACTGGTACCGCACCGCCCGACACCATCACTGAGCAGACGGCCCAAGGCATCCTGCTCGACTTCACAGGCCAAGAATTCCAGAACAACAGCCTGATAAAGCAGGGCGACAAGAAGCTCAAGATCGCCGCGCAGGGGCTCGAGTGGGCGCCCGACCTGTTGCACAAAATCATCGTTCAAGGCCGCACCTGGTCAATCGTACCGCCGCTGAAAGAGATCAACCCCGCCGGTACACCGATTCTGTACGAGCTGCAGGTGCGATCGTGAGCCGGGCCGGCGCCGGACAATCCGGCAGCTTCGCCCTGAGCCTTGCCGAGTTCGCAGCCCAGGCCACCGAAGCCATCGACGGCAGCCTGCGCGAAATCATCATTGAGGTCGGCAGTAGCGTCATCCGCATGTCGCCGGTGGGTAACCCGCAGATCTGGGCGCAGAACACCGTGGCCCGCCAGTACAACAAGGCCGTTGACGATCACAACAGCAGCCTGCGCAGCGATCCGGACAACCTGACGAAAGCGGGTCGACTCAAGCCAGGCCGCAAGCTGAACGACGGGATGGATATCGTTGCACCAGAAGGCTATGTCGGTGGGCGTTTCCGGGCCAACTGGCACCTTTCGATTGATGTCGTTGAGAACGTCACGTTTGACAAGGTTGACCCGGGTGGAGACGAGACGATTGCCGCGTTGGTTTCAGCCGTGAGCGACTTCACTGCTGGGCAGACTGCCTACCTCATCAACAATCTGCCGTACGCGATTCCGCTGGAGTTCGGCCATTCGACCCAGGCGCCCGGCGGCATGGTCCGCATCACCGTGGCCCGCTTCCAGCAGATCGTGCTGGAGGCCATCAGGAACAATCAGGTATGAGCCACAACATCATTGCCTCGATTTACGAGACCAGAATAATCAATTGGGCGAAGGCGCTGCCGGTGCCGCTAAAGGTCGTCGTAGAGAACGAAGCCTACGCTTCGGTGAATGGCGCTACTTACCTGAAGGCTTTCACGCTGCCAGCTGACACCGCGAGCAACACGCTCGCAGGTGACCACAAGCTGTTCACTGGAGTGTTTCAGGTAAGCATCGTGACACCCTCCGGCAAGTTCCGCGGCGCGGCTGGCGCGATCGCCGACCAAATTGCCGCGTTGTTCCCTCTGTACGAACGAATCACGAAGGGTGCGCTCACCGTGGTGACCATGAGCCCGGTAGACCCAGGCCCCGGCATTCCCGACGACACCAACTTTACTGTACCTGTGTCGTTCCAGTACCGAGCCGACACCAACTAAACCCGCCCGTTGGGCAACACGGAACCCGCTATCGAGCGGGTTTTGTCATTTCTGCAAAGAGGAAACCCCATGAGCGTCAAGATTCCCAACGGCACTACCTTCGAGATCGCGGCCACCCTCAGCCTTGCGAAATCGTTCACCGCCATCAGCAACGCCAAACCGGCGGTGCTCACCGCAGCCGCGCACGGTCTGACCGATGGCGACGTGATCGTCATCGAATCGGCCTGGGCGAAGCTGAACGGCCGCCCGGCGCGCGTCATCGACTCCGACACCGGCGAGTTCGCGGCGGAAGGCATCGATACCACCAGCGTGAAGAATTACCCGGCTGGCTCCGGCGCCGGCAAGGTTCGCGAGGCTTCGGGCTGGACGCAGATCTCGCAAATCACCGAGCCAGCGGCGAACGGCGGCGAGCAGCAGTTCCTTACCTACGGTTTCCTCGAAGACGACGATGACCGTCAGCTGCCGACCACGAAATCGGCCAGCAGCATGACCCTGCCGGTAGCGGATGATCCATCCCAGGCATACGTCGCACTCGTTGAAGCGGCCGACGAAGACAAAGAGCCGCGCCTGATCCGCGCAAATCTCCCGGGCGGCGCAACGATCTACTACTACGTCTATGTGTCGATCACCGCGACCCCGACGTTGAGCCGCAACAACATCATGACGCGGACCATCACTCTTTCGTTCGCCTCCCGCCCAACCCGCTACAACGCCTAAGGGGTTCCCATGCCGAAGTTTTCCATTGCGCCGAAGCCGACGTTCACCGTCGATGTGGCGATCCCCCAAGTTGGCGGCAAGCCGGCAATGGTGCCGTTCACGTTCAAATACCGTGACCGCACGGCTCTGGCTGAACTGTTCGACACCTGGAAAGAAAGGGCAGAAGCCATCGGTGAGCGCTTCAAGGGGACTGAGCCGACGCTTTCTGAAATTACCGCCGCAGAGGTTGAGCAGGGCGTCGACCAGATCAAGGACCTGGTCGTGTCCTGGGGCTTTACCGACAAGCTCAGCGATGAATCCATCACTGCCCTGGTGAAGAGCTGCATCGGCGTATCGGATGCCGTGGTGAAGGCCTACAGCGAAGCCTTCGGCAAGGCCCGCCTGGGAAACTGACCGCCGCCGCCCGTGCGCTCTATGAGTCCGAAGGATCGGCGGAGCAGATGGCCTTGTTCGGCTTCTCGCCGGAGGACTACGACGAAATCGTCGAAGTCTGGCCAGACAACTGGCCATCCTTTCTCGTCATGGATGCGATGGGCACCCAGTGGCGCACTGGCGCATGCGGCGCTACCGGGCTCGATTATGGCGTTCTGCCTAATGTGATGAAGCTCGTCGGCATCCCGGCGAAGGATTGCCCCGGCGTCTTCCACGATATCCGTGCGATGGAAACGGAAGCCCTCTCTGTTATGGCGGAAGCCCGCGACAACAGCCCGTGAAAACGGGCACTTATTCAAGGTGAGTCGATGAACATTGCAGAACTCGGCATCAAGGTCGATTCGGCTGATGCCGCCAACGCTGCGACCGATCTCGACAAGCTGACCAAGGCTGGTGATCGCGCTGAGCAGTCCGCCGTCGGCCTGATGAACGAAATGCAGGCGCTGGAAAAGTCACTGTCGAAAGGCGCGACCACCACGCAGGAACTGGCCAAGCAGCGCGAGAACCTGGCGAAGCTGACCAAAACCGGTGCGTACGGTGAGGCCGAGTTCACCAAGATCACCGCGCAACTGGACAAGCAGCAAGCGGCGCTGGCGAAGTCGACGCTGGATGAACAAAAAGCGCTGAACAGCCTGCTGGGCGCAATCGACCCGGCGAAGGCGGCGCTGGCCAAGCTGGACAAACAGGTCGAGGACCTGGGCAAGCATCTGGATGCCGGCCGGATCAGCCAGGACCAGTACAACTCGGCGCTCAGCAAGATCGATGGCAACTATGCAGCGCTGGAGAAAACCGCTACCGGATTTGACAGGCTGAAGCTCGGCACCCGCCAGGCGCAGGAAAACGTCGTTCAACTCGGTAATGCGCTTTCGTCTGGTGACTGGGGCAGCGGCGTTCGAGCCGTGGCTCAATTGGGCGCTGGAGCCGGTAGCGCGGCGATAGGCTTTGCGGCGGTCGTCGTGCCGATTGCATTGGCCGCCGGCGCGCTCGCCACTCTCGCCAACGCCTATTACCAAGGCAGCAAGGAGGCTCAGGAGTACAACAAGTCTCTGGTATTGACCGGTAATTACGCCGGCACCAATGCCACCCAACTCGCCGAGATGGCGCGGCAGATCAGCGCAACCGTTGGCACGACCGGCGCAGCGGCTGAAGTTCTGGCTACCCTGGCTGGTAACGGCAAGCTGGCGAGCGGCAGTTTCGTAGAAATCTCCGAAGCAGCCCTGGCGATGGAGAAGGCAACCGGCAAGTCGGTGGATGCCACTGTCGCCGAGTTCGTGAAGATCGCTGACGATCCGGTTGCGGCGGCGAAGTTGCTGAATGATCAGTATCACTTCCTGACTGCCTCCGTGTACTCGCAGATCGTTGCCCTGAAAGAGCAGGGTGATGAGGTAGGAGCGACCAAACTCCTCACCGACATTTATGCCGAAACCGTTAAAGGTCGAGCAGGGGAGATCACTCAGAATCTCGGAATTGTTGAAAAGGCCTGGGCTGCAATTCGCGGCGAAACAGCGAAAACTTTTGATGCACTGAAGAATGTCGGTCGCGAACAAGACGAGCAATTGCGAGTCGCCGAGCTCACTCAAAAGCTGGCGTATCTGCAATCGACGGTCGGTACCGGATACGAGGATGGCGATGCGAAAGACCGCATCACGGCGATCACGGATGAGCTGAGCTTCCTGAAGGACAAGCGGGACGCAAGCGCTGACATTGCGAAGTATGACGCCGACACGGCTAAGGCTCAGCAAGACGCTGTTTCCGCGATGTCGAAAGTTGATGCTCTCACCAAGTCTTCGCTGACCAATGAGCAAAAGCGCGCCGAGGCGATCAAGGACTACAAGAAAAGCCTGGACGATATCCGGAAGGTCGATCCGAAAGACTCTCGGCTGGACCCAGCGGCAGTCGCCAAGAACATGGCGAACCTAAACGACAAGTTCAAGGATCCCAAGGCTGCCGCCGGCAGCGTCGATCTGTCCGGCTTCAACAGCGCGAAGAACGTATTGGCCGAAACCCTGGCCTATTACAAAAACGCGGACAAGGAGCTTGAAGCCTCCCAGCGCGCTGGGGTGATCTCTCAGGCCAGTTACACCGAGCAACGCGTCAGTCTGTTGCAGCAGGAGGCTAATGAGGTCGCCCAAAGCTATCAGTCGGAGATCGATTCGCTCGAAGCAGCCAAGACCAAGAAGGGCACGACCGCGGCTCAGGTCATCCAGATCGATCAGAAGATTGCCGATGCCCGCAGCGCCATGGTCAAGGCGCAACAGGACAGCGGCAGTGAATTGTCGATCATCGCCACAAACGAAGAGGGCCGCCTACGCAAACAGACGCTGGCGGTCAATACGTACACCAGCGCTCTGCAGCAACAGGTCGACACACTTCGGCAGCAGGGATTGCGGGCGGCATCAGGCCTCGGCCAAGGTGACCGGCAGCGCGCGCTGACCGATCAGCAGAACGGGATCGACGACCGCTTTAACCAACAGCGGCTGGAACTGGCCAACCAATACGGCGACGGCTCGCGCGGTATGAGCCTCGACGAGTACAACCAGAAACTGGCAGCGCTGAAGGCTACCCAACAGGATCTGCACGACACTGTGCGGGCCAACTACGACGACATGACCGCCGCCCAGGGCGACTGGAGCGCTGGCGCATCGTCGGCGTGGCAGAACTACTTGGAGTCAGCGCGGGACGTTGCGGGGCAAACGAAGAGCCTGTTCACCAACGCCTTCAGCTCCATGGAAGACGCGATCGTCAACTTCGCCATTACCGGGAAGCTGTCGTTTGCGGACTTCACGAAGTCGATCCTGGCGGACATGGCGCGCATTGCCACGCGACAAGCCAGTTCTGCACTGCTCGGCAGTCTGGTGGGGGCTGCAACCAGCTACTTCGCAGCGGGCTCAGGTAACGGGCTGGCTGCTGGATCAGCCGGCGCGGAGTCGTCGAACCTCGGCGCATCGCAAGCCGGATATTCCAACGTCGATTTCTCCGGTTATCGCGCTGCTGGTGGCCCAGTCGCGGCCAACTCTCTGTACCAGGTCAACGAACTCGGGCCAGAGCTTTACAACGAGGGCGGCCGGTCGTTCCTCATGACCGGCGCGAATGGCGGCAGCGTTACTCCGCTCACGTCTGGAGCCAACGTTGCAGCTATGAGCGGCGGTGGAGGCCAGGGTGGAATCACCATTAATGCGCCGGTTAGCGTTACCACCCTGGATCGAAGTTCAGAAGGGATGCAACTCGATCAACAAGCGCTGGCGAAGAATCTCCAAACGCAAATGAAGGCGGCTGCTGAAAAGGCCCTTGCCGAATCTTGGCGCGCGGGCGGTATCAGTTTCCGTAACGCAAATGGGAGGACCTGATGGCAATCGAAACGTTTATCTGGCCAACAGAGCGAGGTAGTTCGCCAGAGATTACCTATAGGGTGCGGACATCGAAGTTTGGTGGCGGCTACGCGCAGGTCTCTGGCGACGGACCAAACAACAAAGAGGACTCCTACCCAGTCACCTTCACCGGCCAGAAGGCGAAGGTGCTGGAGATAATGGAGTTTCTCGACCGGCACGCCGGAGCAAAGGCGTTTCTCTGGACAACGCCACTCGGCCAGCTCGGATTGTTCACCTGCAAAAATCCCTCACCTACGCCTGCGGGAGGTGGGGTCTTCAAGCTTACGGCGACGTTTGACCGTGCCTTTCAACCTTAGGATCAACCATGCCGCTGATCAGTGACATCCAGGTGCTTGAGCCTGGCAGTGAGGTGCTGCTCTTTGAATTGGACGGCACGGACTACGGGGCGGACGTTCTGCGCTTCCACGGGCACGCGATACCGCACACGCCTGCAGAGCTGATCGCTGCCGGTGACGATGCCGACCAGTTACCAGCGAAAGCGATTTACTGGCAGGGCAACGAATACAGCGCCTGGCCGATGCAGATCGACGGTATCGAGGCCAACGGCGACGGCACAGCAGTACGGCCCACCCTATCGGTCGGTAACGTCAATGGCCGAATCACAGCGCTATGCCTGGCGTTTCAGGACCTGGCGGATTTCCAACTGACGATGCGCCATACGCTGGGCAGTTACCTGGACGCGGTGAATTTTCCTGCCGGTAACCCGACAGCGGACCCAACCCAAGAAACGATCGAGGTCTGGTATATCGACCAGAAGACGAACGAGGACGGGGAGACGGTGAGTTGGGAGCTTGCAAGCCCGGGCGATGTGGGCGGCGAATCCGTAGGCCGGCAGGCCACAACCCTGTGCCACTGGTGCCTCACCGGCGGGTACCGGGGGCCGAGTTGCGGCTACACCGGGGGCTACGTCACGAAAGACGGCGTGGCCACCGATAACCCTGAGCTCGACGAGTGTGACGCCACGCTGGGCCGTGGCTGTATTCCGCGCTTCGGTGAGGGTAATCCGCTGCCGTTCGGCGGATTCCCCGCAGTTTCCCTGATCGCCCGGAGTTGACCATGCGCAAGCACATATTGAGTGCGATCCAGGCGCACGCGGCCACTGAGTACCCGAAAGAATGCTGCGGCCTGCTACTGGGCATCGGTCGCAAGCAGCAGTATTACCCCTGCCGAAACATTGCCAGCGAGCCGAACGAGGAGTTCCGGATCGACCCGGAGCAGTACACCGCGGCTGAAGACATTGGAGAAGTGATCGGCATCGTTCACTCGCACCCGGACGCCACCAGCCGCCCGTCGCCACGTGACATGGCAATGTGCGAGGCGACCGAGTTGCCTTGGCACATCCTCAGCTGGCCGGAGGGCGATCTGCGCACGATCATACCCGCCGGTGACGTCCCGCTGTTGAAGCGTCCATTCGTTCACGGTGCTTGGGACTGCTGGCAGGTCTGCGCCGATTGGTATAAGCGCGAGTGGGGGCTGGAGTTCGAGGCCTTCAAGCGCGCCGACGGCTGGTGGGAGAGCAAAGACAACACCAGTCTGTACGAGGCGAACTACGAGGCCGCCGGCTTTTACCGGGTTGACCAGCCGCAGCGCGGCGACATGATCGTGATGGAAGTTGGCAGAACGGTTTACCCGAACCATGCCGGCATCTTCCTCGGCGTCGATCCGGCGCTACCAGGAGAGGACTCAACCACCTTTGGCCCTGGCCCTTTCCTGCTGCACCACCTGTATGGCAGGCCGTCAGAGGCGATCGTGTTCGGTGGGCCGTGGCTTGACCGGACACGCCTGATCCTCAGGCACAAAGACGCAAAACAATCAGAATGACGCGGCAGGTCCGCAGGAGAAAAATATGAAAAGTGTAATCGAGTCAGCAGCAAAAACCGCCAGTGGCGAACCGGTCTGGCGGCTAACTAAAGGCTAGTTTCCTTTGTTTTCCAGCAATTTTTCGATATCAGCTACGCTTCTCTGAACGACACTTAGAGGCCACTCATAAGCGTCAAAGTCATCCCCGTCGCTGCATCCCCGAGCTGGAACTTCAGTAAAAAATTTTGCCGCTGCATCCAGGGCAGAGGAATCAAACCCTGGTGATTTTTTGAGTGCATATGTCAGCGATGCCAGCGCCATTAACACGCCATTTTCAAATGGTTTTATTTCGTATGCCACTTTGACCTCCTAGGTCATAAACGCGCCGAAATTGGCGCAATCCCAGTCCTTGGGCTTGCAGGCAAAGGACTGGGGTTATCCGTTGCGTGAAGGCAGGAGGCTACTACGGAGAGTGGCGATGCGTTACTGGGGATTCGTACAGGCTGTTTGAGGAGTGATGCTAGAATGCTGGCTCCACTCGAGCGAAGGAATGTCCAGATGTTGAAATACAGCGATATCACCCAACGATTCATCGAGTTCCGGCGCGAGCAGGATGAGTATTGGGAGCACTTGCGGAAGGCGGCGTACCAGCTGCTGAAAGATCTTGAGATATCGTTAGAGTTGCCGTCTCAATCCTGGACGGACGAGACTGGCAAGCTCTTCCACTATGTCGACATCGGATCGATCGAAAGTGGTGAGTTCAAGCGTGTTCATCCGATGGAGTTCCAAGGAGAGGATCTTCGTTATAACTTCGCGATACGCATTGCTTTGGAAGAAAGCTCGAAGGATGTGTCGAAGGCTTTTTATTTCCAGCGCGTAACTTTGTTCGCTAACAATGAAGTCATTGTTGTCACACTTGCTGGCGCAGATAACGAAACCGTCTTCAACACATCGAAAGACGTTGCGGACGGCCAATTCTCAACTGTCGTTGAGGCGATCAAGGAAAATCTGATGGGTGTGCTGACGCTGAAAGTGTCAGGCTGATTCCCAGTAGCCCGGCTCAGTTCCGGGCTTTTTCATTTCCGCCTGCGCCAGTGATATCGTTCACCCTTTCCACAGGAGTGACGTGCATGAAATTGATCGTAGGAGCGGTTGCGGCGATGTTGCTGGGGGGGTGCGCGACGTCGCCAACACCTTCAGGTCAGGCGCGCCAAGCGCCGTCGAGCCAAGTGCTGGCGTTCCAAAGCAAGCCGTCTGGAGCCTATGGCACTCTCCAAGTGATTCGCGACTCTGGACACACTGGCAGTCTTTGTTCTATGGCCGTTTTCATTGACGGCAAGCAGGCGGCCAAGCTCGACCCGGGGCAAAAGGTATCCTTCTATCTACCGCCGGATTCGGTGTCGTTGGGAGCGGCCTATACCGGCTCGGGTATCTGCTCTATGGGAGCGGACCGTGTTGAGCGCGAGGCGATCGTAAAAGACGGAGCGGTCAAAAAATACAGAGTGTTTACCAGCGGTGATGGGCAGGTAGACATACTCCCCACAACGCTTTGAAACTGGCCGCCTTCGGGCGGTTTTTTATTGGCCGGAGGAAATCATGGCTTCATCTGCTCACTACACTCCGACAACGAAGGTCATGTTGTCCGGATCGCTGGCCAAGAGGTTTTTCCGCAGCAAACCATTTTTGCTTGATGGTGGATCGGGATCTGAAGTTCTTCGCGCACTGAATGCCACGGTTGAGGGTTTTGCCGAAGAAATAAAAAGGCTTGAACGGCTAGGGATGACATTCGCGATTTTTCGAAATCGCAAAAACATTGGGATAAGTGGCCTTGACCTCGGTGGGGCACGTGAAGTCCGAATCGTGCCTGTAGTTTCGGGCAGCAAGCGCGCCGGTGGCCTGCAAACAATTATCGGAACGGTTCTTATCGCAGCAGCATTCGTGCTGTCTTTCACGCCTTTCGCTGCAGCCTCACCGTTCCTGTATCAGATAGGCGCCGCAATGGTAATCGGTGGCGTAATTCAAATGCTCAGCCCCCAAGCCTCTGGCCTGAAGCAGAGCTCATCCCCAGAAAACGCTCCGTCTTACGCTTTCGGCAGCGCCAAAAACACCACCGCCAGCGGCAATCCAGTCCCGATCTGCATTGGCGATCGGCGCTGGGGCGGCATGATCATTTCCGCATCGATCTATGCCGAAGACAAAACGTAATCCGCACGCAGCAAGCAGGCCGCCCATGAGGCGGTTTTTTTTCGCCTGGAGGAAAGCATGGGCGCAGCACAGATGATCGACATCCACGGGGCGAAGGGCGGCGAAAGCAAGCCAAAGTCGCCGACCGAGGCCAGCGACAACCTCCGCTCGACCAACCTGGCCAAGCTGCTGATAGCCGTTGGCGAGGGCGAATTCGACGAAGTCCCGACCGATTACGACATCTACCTGGACAACACTCCGATCCGTGACGCCAGTGGCAACGTCAACTTCCCGAACGTGAAATGGGACTGGCGCCCGGGCTCGGTTGATCAGACCTACATCCCCGGCATTCCTGCGGTCGAGAACGAAACCTCGCTGAACGTCGAGTTGCGCAACGATGCGCCGTGGGTTCGCTCGATCACCAACACTCAGCTTTCGGCCGTGCGCATTCGCTTCGCCTGGCCAGCGCTGCAGCGACAAGATGATGAGGGAAACGTCGTCGGCTACCGGATTGATTATGCGATCGACCTGGCCACCGACGGCGGAGCGTACCAGCAGGTATACCCCGACGCCGTCGACGGCAAGACCACCACGCGCTACGAGCGCTCCCGGCGAATTGATCTGCCAGACGCCACCACGGGCTGGCAAGTCCGCGTCCGCCGCCTGACGCCGAACCAGAACAGCAACAAGATCGCTGACACCATGCTGATTGCCGGTATCACCGAGGTGATCGATGCCAAGCTGCGGTACCCGAACACCGCGCTGCTTTACATCGAGTTCGACGCCGAGCAGTTCTCCAACATTCCGGCAGTGACTGTGCGGTGCAGGGCTCGGCGCTGGATGGTGCCGAGCAACTACGACCCGATCCAGCGTACCTACACCGGGACGTGGGACGGCTCGATGAAGTCGGCCTGGACCAACAACCCTGCATGGGTCACCTATGGTGTGTGCACCGAAGACCGCTTCGGCCTTGGCAAGCGCATCAAGCCGTTCATGGTCGACAAGTGGGAGCTCTACCGGATTGCCCAGTACTGCGACCAGATGGTGCCTAACGGGCTTGGTGGTGTAGAGCCGCGCTTTCTCTGTGACATGAACCTGCAGGGCAAGGCCGACGCGTGGTCGCTGCTGCGCGACATCGCCGGCATTTACCGTGGCATGACCTACTGGGCGCAGGGCCAGCTGGTGATGCAGGCCGACATGCCGCGCGCGCAGGACTTCGACTACGTGTTCACCCGGGCCAACGTCGTCGACGGCAAGTTTTCCTACGGCAGTGCGTCGGCGAAAACCCGTTACACCCGTGCGCTGGTCAGCTACGACAACCCGGCGAACAACTACGACACCGACGTGATTCCGTTTGCCGATCTGGATCTGCAACGCCGCTACGGCGACCGTCCCACCGAGTTGAGCGCCATTGGCTGCACCCGCGCCTCAGAGGCCCAGCGCCGCGGCAAATGGGCAATCCTCAGCAACAACCAGGACCGCACCGTTTCGTTCAAGACCGGCATGGAGGGCGTGATCCCGCTGCCCGGCCACATCATCCCGGTGGCAGACTCGCTGCTGGCGGGGCGGGAGGTCGGTGGGCGTATCTCGGCGGCCGCCGGCCGCGTGGTGACATTGGACCGTGACACCCAGGCCAAGGCCGGCGACCGACTGATCATCAACCTGCCAGGCGGACGTGCCGAAGGGCGCACCGTGCAGAGTGTGAGCGGCCGGGCGCTGACCGTGACCGTGGCCTACAGCGAGCCGCCGCTCCCGCAGCTGCAATGGGCGCTCGACGCCGATGATCTGGCGATCCCGCTGTATCGCGTGCTGCGGACCAAGCGCACCGCCGAAGGCGACTTCGAGATCAGCGCGCTGCAGTTCGACCCCAGCAAGTTCGCGCACATTGACACTGGCGCTCGGCTGGAAGAGCGCCCGATCAGCGTCATTCCGATCACCGTGGTACCGGCGCCGGCGAGCGTCACCCTCACTGCAAACTCGGTTGTGTCCCAGGGCATCGCCGTCGCCACCATGACCATCACCTGGCCCGCAGTGAACGGCGCCGTGGGTTATGACGTGGAATGGCGCAAGGACAGCGGCAACTGGATCAAGCTGCAGCGCACCGGCGGTACCAGCGTCGACGTGGTCGGCATTTATGCCGGCGCCTACGTGGCCCGCGTCCGCGCGGTGAGTGCCTTCGACATTTCGTCGATCTGGCGCAACTCGATCCTGACCAACCTGAGCGGCAAGCAGGGGTTGCCGCCGGCGGTGTCGTATCTCACGGCCTCGCCGCTGCTGTTCGGCATCTACCTGAAGTGGGGCTTCCCGGCGGGCGCCGAAGACACCCAGCGCACAGAAATCTGGTATGGGCCGTCGACCAGCCTGGAGGCGGCCACCAAGCTGACAGACCTGTCGTACCCGCAAAGCGACTTCTCGATGCTCGGTCTTCGAGCTGGCGTGACCTTCTACTTCTGGGCGCGCTTGGTGGATAGGATCGGTAACATAGGTCCTTGGTACCCGGTTGGCATTGGCGTGCAAGGACAGTCAAGCGCAGATGCGGCGGCGATCCTGGAAATGATCGCCGGCGAGATTGGTCGTACGGAGCTTGGCCAGGACATACTTGACGAAATCGACAAAATTCCCGGCCTTCAGGATCAAATTGACTCACTCGACGGGCTGAAGGGATACGACCCTGATTTGCCGTACGCCAAAGGGACTCTAATTGTCGAGGGAGGGCACATTTACCAGGCTGTGCAAGACGTCCCGGTCGATACCCCACCACCGAACACGGCGTATTGGGCTGATGTCGGCGATCTTCTCGAAACCGCGAATGGGTTGGCCGAGCAAGTAGCCACTCACACCGCAGAGATCACCGAGCTCGACGGTGTCGTAACTGCGCAAGCGACCAGCCTCCAGGCATTGCGTTCGGCCTATCGGGAGGATGACGGGGAGGGCGATGCCATCGACGCACTGCGCGGTTGGAACGCTACCTCAAGTTTCGCGCAAGAGGTAAAGGTCCGAACGTCGCAAAACAGCGCTCTTACGGAGAGACTCACCACACTGGACGCTGAGGTCGGAGAAAACTCGGCCAACCTCACCGAGCTCGAGCAGGTCGTCGCGACGAACGAGGAAGCCACCACTACAAAGATCACGCAGTTGACGGCGACCGTTGGTGAAAACACCTCTGCCATTCAGGAGACCGCTGAAGCGTTCGCTGACCTTGACGGAAACCTTAGCACTATGTGGTCCGTTAAAATGTCGGTCACGGCGAACGGGCAGTATGTCGCCGCCGGCATTGGCCTGGGCATCGAGAACGTCGGCGGGGTTTTCCAAAGCCAGTTTCTAGTGAGCGCGGACCGTTTCGCGATCGTCAACACCATAGCCGGCGGAGCCATCTCGGTCCCGTTTGCAGTGCAAGGCGGTCAGGTGTTCATGAACTCGGCCTTCATCGCCGACGGCACGATCACCAACGCCAAGATCGGCAGCTACATCAGTTCGACGAACTACATCCCAGGCCAGCAGGGCTGGATTCTCAACAAAGACGGAACGCTGGAGATCAACGGCATCGTCCCGGGGCAGGGGCGGCTGGTGATCAACTCGCTGAACGTGTCGGTCTACGACGCCAACAACGTGCTGCGTGTCCGTCTCGGCTACCTGGGGTAATCAATGGCTCTATTTGGCTTGCGTGTCTTTAACGAGAGCGGTCAGCTCGCCATGGACACCAACTCCTTCACCTACCAGGTGCTCTGGCAGGGCGTGATCGACTTCAGTGGGGGCGTGCCCAGCTACACGCTCAGCATCCCGGGCTTCAACCCTGCCAATTGCGTTTTCATGATCATTCCTACAAGGGCACAGGATGTGCAATCGGCTGAGAACGACGGCTTGGGAAACACCAAGTCGTATCCCTACGTCACCACCGCCGCAGGACAGGTAACGGTTCTCGCGAAAAATCCCTCAGCTGCCGCCGGTGTCACCCAAACAAGGATTGTCGCCAAAGGCTACGCCATCAGGTTTGCAACATGAGCTACGGATTCCAGAGCATCAACGACAACTCGTTTGTCCAAATCGACTCAGAGATGCCGCGGTTGTGCATGCTGACGAAGGGGTCGTATGCAGGCAGCACCGATGCTTCGGGGGTTTTCGCCAGGCCTATCACCAGTCAGGACCCACCGATTGTGTTTATCCGGCCGGATCCGGGAGGAATCCAGGTGCCGATATCCATCTGGTTCACTGGCGGCCCCGGCAACTGGACCGGCTTTTCAATGAAGGCTTCGGTCGTGACGGCCACTTTGAGTGGTCAGTATTTCGTCGCCGCATGGGCATCGATGGGGACTGCCGCGTACGGAATGCGTCTGTGGGGGCCGGGCGGTGAGCTGGTGTACGACAGTGGGGCGCCGGCTGTGGTGGTCACTTTCGCCGCCGGCAACTGGACATATCTGGGCGACGAGGTACTTACAGTCGGTCGTCGTTACATCTGGGGCATCGGCAAGTCACTGGGGGCTGATGAGTTCATTTCTTTGAACCCATTCGCCATGAACTGCCACAACGCCTCCACCGGTGGCGGGTGCGCGCTGGGCGTGGACTACGCCAATGGTCGCATCCTGATGTATAGCCTCGCGACAAACGCCTGGACCGATCAAGGCCACAGGCCATTTCTCTGCGCCAAGTTGCTGGCCTGATCAAATTTCTGGAGATATTTAATGCCCTGGTACAAGTCAGGAACGGTCTCTGTCGCCCAAAATTCGAATGCAGTGATCGGCACCAGCACCGCGTTTATCGCTAATGGTCGAGTAGGGGATGCTTTTCAAGGTCCAGATGGTAACTGGTACGAGGTCACGAATATTGCCAGCGACACGGCGATGTCGATCGCTCCCAACTATCAAGGCCTCACGAATGCGGCCGGTGCTTACGCCCTGGCCCCGATGCAGGGCTACGTGAAGGACACCGCTGATGCCCTGCGTGAAGCATCGTTACAGATGGGCAATGCATTGGACGGGTTGGATGAGAGCGTGCTGCAGGCAGCTGGCTCTGCCGCAGCGGCGCTCGCTTCCAAAAATGCCGCTGCGACGTCAGAAGCCAATGCCGGTGCGTCCGCCGGTGCGGCGCTTAGTTCGGAGAACGCGGCAGCAACGTCGGAAACCAATGCGGCTCAGTCAGCCTCGGCGTCGCTCGCTTCCAAGAACGCCGCGGCGATCTCCGAAACGAATGCGGGCACCTCGGCTTCCGCTGCTTTGACCTCCAAGAACGCAGCTGCGCTCTCTGAAACGAATGCTGCTGAATCCGCAGCAACGGCTGCCGGATTAGGTGTCGGCCCGGGCTACATCGATGGCTTGATCCCGGTTTGGAACTCAAGCAGTTCGATAACCATCCTCCCGGGCGCGGCTTTCATTCAGAGTTCGAACAAGGTGCTGCGAGTACCGTCCGGGATAACCCTGACGGGAATAGGGGGGCTGACCGCTGACGTATTCTATTACCTCTATCTCTACGATAATGCCGGAACCCCAGCCATTGAACTTTCTGCTGTCGCGCCTGCCGCACCGTACTCGGGAGCGGCGCGGTCAAAAACTGGCGATACTTCCCGCAGGTTTATCTGCGCGCTGCGATCAGGGGCGGGCGGTACGCTGTACGGATTTCAGGCTTCGAACGGACTGATCTACTACGCGACAGGTACGAATGTGGCTCCATTCCGCCGGCTGAGCGGTGGTGGATCGACTACCTACGCTTCGATTTCTCTTTCTACGGTAGTTCCCCCTACCACTCAAACAGCCATCATCCGGGGAGCTGCGACTACCGGTGTCGCCGGCGTAAGTAACTCCGTTGCGGGAAGCACACCGGTAACACAGTTCGATGCCGGTGCGCGTTATGAGATGGCGTTCCCCACTGCGGCGGATCAGTCAATTCTGTACGCGATGCTCAGTGCTGGAATCTTTAGCCTTGATGTCTGCGGATATGGGATGGACCGATAATGCCTTATGCAATCACTGAAAGTGGATGGCGCGGCGTGGACGAGGGGTGGCCGGTTGAGCCTGGTGAAACCTATGTCGAGGAACTGCCTGAATGGTTGGTCGAGAAAGGCGTACAGGCAGAGCTTGTTCGTGAATCGACGGCCGCACTCAAGATCCTGATGGAGGTGGCCAGCACGGTTATCGCCCCGCTACAGGCGGGGGTCGATCTGGATGAGATCAGCGACGACGATCGTGTGCGCTGGCGCAACTGGAAACGCTACCTCATCGCCTTGAGCAAAACTCCGGAGCGCACCGGATGGCCATCGGCCCCTGACTGGCCGAACACCCCTGAATCCTGAGCCCGCTATTGAGCGGGTATTTTTTTGCCTGGAGAAAAGTGATGCCCATCACCCAGCAGCAACTGCTTCAGATCCTCCCGAACGCTGGCGCCAAAGCCGGCGTTTTTGTTCCTGTCCTTAATACGGCGATGCAGCGGTACCAGATTGTCGGGGCCAAACGCGCGGCAGCGTTCATTGCGCAGATCGGCCATGAGTCTGGCCAGCTTCAGTGGGTTCGTGAGATTTGGGGGCCGACACCGGCACAGGCGAAGTACGAGGGGCGGGTGGACCTCGGAAACACCGCCGCCGGCGACGGCTTCAAGTTCCGCGGGCGCGGCCTGATTCAGGTAACCGGCCGGGCCAACTACGCGGTATGCGGCGAAGCGCTGGGCATGGACCTGGTCAAACAGCCTGAGCTGCTGGAGTTACCGCAGCACGCGGCGATGTCGGCGGCGTGGTTCTGGAAACAGAAAGGGTTGAACGACCTGGCTGACAGCGACCAGTTCAACACCATCACCCGGCGCATCAATGGCGGGCTTAACGGCCTGCAGGATCGTCTGGAAATCTGGGCGCGTGCCCGGAAGGTGCTGGCGTGAATGCCGTCCCGTGGAGGGTTGTTGGCGCGCTGGCGCTACTCCTGCTCGGCGCCGCCAGTGCCTGGCAGTTCCAGGGCTGGCGCTACGGAAAGCAGTTAGCCGATCAGGCCCGCTCCCACACCGACACCCTCAACCAGCTGGCCATGGTCGGCGCGGCTGCGCAGAAGGACGAGCAGGACAAGCGCCTGGTGCTCGAGCAGCGGCTGGCGGCCAGCGAGCAAACCCACTTCGAGAAAATGACCAATGCTGAAAAAGACCAGGCTCGCCTGCGCGATCGCCTTGCCACTTCTGATCTGCGGCTGTCAGTCATCCTTGCAAAGGGTTCAGCCAGTGGCTGTTCAGTGCCTGCCTCCCCCGGCGCCGGCGGCGTGGTTCATGGCCCCATACGAGCCGAACTTGACTCGGCGTATGCTCAACGAATTATCGCTATCACCGATGAAGGCGACCGGGGATTGATCGCGTTGGCCGCGTGCCAGGCCTACGCGTCAGAATTATCTCGCTGATATGAAAAAGGGGCGTCGTAAGGATCCTCACCTTTGAGAATTCGAATTTGGGTGCTCAGTTCGTTTCGAAACGCGAATAGAGTTTTAGCGAGTCCATTGACGGTAACTCCCAAACACCGCTTCATGCCATTCATTGGTTAAGCCTAGTCCATGACGAACCACTTCCGGCGGACATTGCACGGCAGCGACGACTTCGGTTAGGCCCCGCCACAACTCAGCCGCTCGAACGGATCCGAGTTTGGAGAAATCGCAAGTTACGAGGGCCATCCCAGCCGCCCCCCGTAAGACTCCTTCTTCATTGCGACCAGCATTGGAGAAGATCATCTCAGTATCGACCGGACGGGTCACAATAAATCTGATGTCGGGGCGCAATAACCCAAGAATGGTCACAATCCTATAGTCGGCTAGCATTACAGCCCCCGTCGCGGTGTTTGCCGCGATCTGCTGAGCTGCCGCTAGATCTTGCGGTGGGAACTTAAGGCCCGGCTCGGCGACCACCGTGCTATTCAGTGCTGGCACCTTCGCCAACACTGTGCCCGCAACCAGCATACAGGCGACGATTACAGCACACACACGGCGGCTTCCTGGAATGGAAGCCCACCGATACAGAGCCGCGGTCGCTAGCCCGGCCCAGAGCGGCACCACAAATGCGTACGCCAGGCGCCAATAGGCGCCCGGGGTCACGATACGCATGAGAACATCGCGAACCCCCGGCGACGTTATTAGAAGGACACACACCAGCAAATAGGCAAAGAGCCCTCGGGTTTGCGGGTTCCTTCGGCCCAGGAAGATCGCAGTAGCTAGCAGAGCCAAATCCAAAAGAATGCTTGGTCGATCGAACACCAGAGCAAGGCTATCCAAATAGGAAATTGGCCAGCCGCCTGTCTGGTAGAAAGAGATGTTTCCAAGCTTCGGGAGCAAGCCGATCCACGGCAATATTGCCACCAGCGCCGGCAACAACAAGACGGAAGCTACTGCGAGCATTCTTTTGCCTGAGTTTCGTGACATGCCAAGGGCGAGCCAAGCGCCGACGCTCGCAACCCCAATCACGAATGGCATCAAGAATAGTGCCGTACCACTGAGGCCTATGCCAGCCACGCTCACGGCATGCAAGCGCACAAAGTCAGAGCTTCGCCCGAACTGCACAAAGCGCATGCCGAACAGCAACCCCAGGGGGACCATTAGTTCTATGAGAGCGCACTTACCTTGCCAACTTCGTAAGACCGTGAAGTTTCCCCAATCACGATGGCTGTTGCCACTCAGCAAGAAAGCGATCAAGACCACCAGAGTTCCTGATATGGCTGCCGGCATAGGCACTCTACAGAAGCGCAGCAACAGGAAATATACTAGTGGCAGCATGAAGTTAACGAGCGTCCCGATGCCTTGATGAACTGCCAAAATTTGAGGAATATGTAGGATACGTGCCATCAGAGCCGTGGTCACTTCGAAGGACGTGAAGACGTGCAACGGCGTCAGCGGCGGAAGGCCAGCCACCTCGTGGGCTGTGTCGCCCAATGCGAAGGGCTGGTCGAGTGAGATCGAAGCGACAATCGCGCGATGCGAAAAAGCCATATCGTCGCTGTCTGGCCGGTTGGTAAACGTGCTGACTGTTGCCGAGAGCAAACAAAGCGAGAGCAACAAAAAGCTCCAACGCCCATATCCAGAGATGCGCCAATCAAGTTTTCCCATTCTTAGCGAAATCAAAGCTGCAACGGCCAAAGCCAAGCATGCCGGGAACCAAACTTTTCCTGGGAGACGTAAAAGGAGCACCGCCCAGTAAGCGATGCTAGCCACGACAGCCCACGTCAACATCAGATCGACTGCAAGAGCCGCAGTCCTTTCCGGGTGGGATGCATTTACGGTACGGTTTATCTGGCTAGGATTAAAGCGGTTCGTTGAACGGAATTGGGGCAAAGTCACGATAATCTTGGGGCCTTCGAGTCGTTTTATTTGGACCTGTGGAAATTCGAAACGGATCATGTCGCAACATGATTGTTAAAGCTTCGTCATTTATCTACTCGAACAAACTACTTACATAGTTTATCACAGGATGCCCATCGAATTCTTGTTTATAGGCAGGGCGTCGATCATGGAATCCTAAGATAAGTTTGCCGGATAATTCCTATGCCCTTATGAAGTACGCTCAGGAACATGAATCCCAATATCAGCTTTTAAGCCGATTGCTGTCACTCCGGTGTCATCATCACCGCAAGCGTCATCTTGATGAACACCTCATTTCGGTCGATCGCGACCAGGGCGCCCCGGACGTTCTCGGCGATCTCGACACCGCCGCGAGACTCAACCCAGTTTGAAAGCTCCATGATGGCGGTCTCGAGGGCCAGCTGGTTTTCGTTGATTTTGAACAGCAGGGAAGGGAGCAGATCGGAATGTGGCATCGCGAATCCTCTGACTTGAGGTCAAGCGTAGCACTGCATAGAAAGGATGTTTAACGGTCGGCAGGACGCCGAAAGGAGGGGAGAGACCTGTCTAAAACTACCTCGGCCTTACTTGGTTTCATTGGCCCGAAAAGCGCCTATGTCGGGATAGAGTTTTAGACGGTCGTCAATGCATACCATTGGAATAGAAGCCCCGCCGGCCATTTCCAAAAGTACTGCTGCATCAGTGGTGCATTATTGGGCGGAGGGCAAGCAACGCCGGCGACTTTGGCGTCGACGCCGCAAGCGTGAGTCTGATGAATGGACAATTGAGCCGTTCACTGGCTGAGCTCAAGCCTTGGCAGTTTCCATGGAGCGTTTGCGGAAGCTCCGCGCATAACTTAACGCGGGCTTCTCAAAACAGAACCACGACAGGGTTGCGAGTAGCACCGTTACACACGCGGCGGCAGCCATGGATGGATAGAACCCTAAGCCGGTACAGTTGATCAGCAATTGCTGGACTGGGAAAGCGTATAGGTAGAGGCCGTACGAGATGTCAAATCGACCACGGATGATCGGGTCGTTGAGCATGGTCCCGAGCGCGAGCGTGAAGAGGCTGAAGCCGATGCTGGAGAGCATCAAAGGCGCGGGGCCGACGACGGAGACACCGATCAGTACCACCCCCAGCCCGGCCATAATAGTTTTCGAGCGCAAGCTACCCAGCAGGCTCTGGTGGAACGCCAGTGTTGATCCGACGAAGAACGCAATGCACACAGACGTGTAAATACCGACCTTGCCCGCAATGGGGTGGTCTACCGATATGCTGACGATGTGCAGCGCGCAGAAGCCTATAAGGACGAGCAATGGTACCAAAGACTTAATCGACAAGCTCAATGCCAGTGCAACCAGGACATAGCAGCCGAATTCAAATTTAAGCGTCCACAGGCTTCCGTTTAACGACTCCTGAAAAATAAACCCTTCTGTTACTGCTTCTATGTTTGCCCGGCCAAACGCCGCTATCTGGAGAAATTTCTGCAGCGCTTCACCGCTGCGTGCTGTGACTAAAATGCCGTCTCCGCTGAAAAAGCCACCTATCAGGTACACCATTACGAATGAGCAAACGATGAGAGCCGGGAATATCCTGGCGATCCGGTTGACCGCGTAGACCTTCAGAGAGGTCCGCGTGAAGCTTTGGGTTATGAGGTACCCCGAGATGGCAAAGAACGCGATGACTGCAAACCCTCCCAAGGAATTGACTCCGTGGAATGCGGGCTCAGTTTTGCCGGACAGAACGAAATGGTGGCTGATTAGAACCATCAGCGCGGCGATATGCCTGATCAAATCAAATGCATTGTTGCGACTCAGCATTAACAGCGCCCGCTATATGTATTCCTGAGTGCGTCATCTTCCATGGAACGTTGGAAGTTTTCTACTCGCCGGCAGACTTTTGTTGAAAATTTGATACAACATTGGGCTGATACATTTCTCAGCGAGGGGTGCAGGACCTGAACGTAGCGATCAATTGTTTTCACTCCGGTGCCATCATCACCGCCAGTGTCATCTTGATGAATTCCTCGTTGCGGTCGATCGCGACCAGGGCGCCGCGGACGTTGCCGGCAATCTCAGAGCCGCCGCGTTTCTCTACCCAATCTGACAGTTCCATGATCGCCGCCTCCAAGGCCAGCTGGTTTTCGTTGATTTTGAGGAGCAGGGAAGGGAGCAGGTCTGAATTTGGCATTGCGAAATCCTCCGTGAAGATTTCATCGTAGCAGCCAGTATGCATTGAAGGTTTTTGGGGGCGGCAGGACGCCAGGGAAGAGGCGGAGAGTTATGCAGTATCGGCATAACTTAACCGCTCGCAGCGCAGGCAAAACGGGCGAAGAGCGCTCGAAATTACCTCCATTTTCCGGTCCGCAATTATTCCAAGGTATGCGGAAACATTGGGCTGCATGGCAGCTATTTGCCCACGATTGCGAACCAGAAAACCTATCGCAAGCCGCAGCCTGATTGATTTCCTCTCAGGACTTAAAATCCCCCGCTCGTAAGGGCGTGCCGGTTCGATTCCGGCTTCGGGCACCATGAATATCAAGGGCTTGCATGAGATACCTCATGCAAGCCCTTATTTTTGCCTGACGAAACCCTGGTTCATTCACAAGCCCCCGCAACAGCCTTCTCCGCCCGCTGAATCTCCTGTTTCACATCAACGGTAATACGCTGCTCCTTGAGCTGTTGCCCGAGGAAGGTTTGATCGCCGCGTGACCTCACTTCGGCATCGGTCGCTGCCACCTTCGCCTCGACGGTCGCAGAGTGTTCGGAAATGACGGCTTCGACTTCTTCTTTGGTGTTAGCGGTGTCCAGCGCGTGGATGAGCTTGCCGACGTCTTCTTTTTCCGATTCGGCGTAACCCTCTACCGACAGGCCAGCGACCATCGCGCGGGCTTCGATTTCCGCCGATTTCAGATGGTCGCGCGCAACCTGGCACAGCTCGTCCTGGCGCCGATCCTTGATGGCTTCCCAGGCGCTTAATCCATAAGCCCCGGCACCTATGCAGGCCGCGACGACCGCAGCGCCAATCAATCTGCCTTTCAC